TAACTTTAAAGTGCTTGTCGTACTTATAAAGAAGGAAGAATTGCCACCATTATAGTTGTTGTAAAGTTTATAATGCACAAGTTACAACTTGAATGTGGATTACTTATATGTTTCATCATGGCTATCTTCCAAAATGTCTGGTTGCATTATTTCAGCAACCAGGATTTTTGGACCTATTATTAGGTCTTGTGGATATTAAATCCACCATTTAGCATGTTGCTAGCCTATTTAACCGGACTAGTGCGGAATTATTTAGAATGGATGCGGAACTTCACCAGTATATCTCTTTAGCCACATAGTTTGAGTTAACATAGTCCTAGTTATTTCTTCACCATCACTATCAGTGATTGGATCACCAATAGGTTGTTCACCCTTAGCAATCTTTTCTTCTTTTTCTTCTTCTGTTAATTGTTTTCTCTCTACTATAGTTAAACCTTGAACTATAGCTTCCATACATAAAGAATCAAAGAACTTAATATCTGGATTTGTTTCATCTACTCCTTTGAATTCCTCTCCATTTGCTTTAGTCCAAAACTCAGCATAAAAGCCATCTACTGCTTTTTGTGTTAGGGTGAAATAAGTAGTTTTAAGTCTCAATCCAGCAAGTTGATATTCCTGGCCGTTTCTTTCCATTTTAGTATCAATACTCCCAGTGCTATTTGGGATACCTAAAAGTTCCCAATTTGCTGTTATCATTGGAGCATCATTAGAATTAGGCCCAAATTTAACATCTGTGCAGCGAATTACACAACGATTCTTGAACGCAGGTGGGACAGCTAATTTAGGTTTATTTGATTTAGTTAACATATGTTTTTGGTTTTAGTTTTTTTGTTTTGTTTTCCTCTCTATTTTTATAAGAGAGAAATTGTTTATTCTATATTTCCATGATCTGTTCTTGTTACATGTTCAGAAGCTAGAACATGAACCCCACCATTAGGGCCAATAACAACAAAACTTCTTCCTATTGGTGGAAAATAAATGTAATCTATATGGGGAATATGAATCTGAAATCCGTCTGTCATATAAATTGTGAATGGTTTAAAATCTTTTATTTGATCTTTTAACTCTCCTATTTTCATAAATTATTTTCTTTTAAATAGAATGTCATATTTTTCATATCTATTTTAAATTGTATAGGATTTATATGATAAGGTGTTACATATAAAGAAGATTTTAAATTATTAAGTGGTATTCCCATTTCTAGAAATCCACTTTCTATAGCACCTACTCTAAACATATTAAGAGCACGAAGTAAATGCTGCTGCTCTGGAAAATATCCTGTATTTAATGTTTTATTTTTATCTGCATGTAATGTAATTGCCATAACAGCACCAGCTAAGCAAATAAAACATTTTTTATTATGATTTTCATGAAACACATTCATAGAAATTTCATAAATTTCTGGCATACTTTCTACAGTTTCTAAATCTTTTAAAGCTAATTCTATTAGTTTTGAGGGTTTTATATTTTTCATATTTTATTTTTGTATTGTTCAAATATCTTAAAATGTGGCTCTATTTTAAATGTTCCTTCTGGAAATTTTAATCTTGTTTTAATATCTACTCTATTATTACTGGCTACTTGCCACCAATAAGAACATTTTGTTACTATTCCATCTTTATTTTTTTCTTCTTCACAAATCATATGGAAAAAATCAGTAAAATGAGACTTAAGTTGAGCTACGAACTTCCCTTGCATAAGTGGTGCTATCTTATCTAAAAGTTGTCCTGTGTTTTTATCTCTTACTTTATCCTCATGGAATGTTACTACAACATGACATTTACATGCTTTAAGACGAACAACTATTTTTTCGCAGTATTCTATTTTTTTCTGCCAAAAATAATAGTCGTCTGTTTTACCTTCCTTTGTTACTTTAGGTGGATCAGTATCTTGCTGTAAATCAAAAGCATTTTGCAGTGCTGTCCAACTATCAAGAAGTAGTGTTTGTTCATTACTCATTTTAAGAACATCTTCTTCTAGAAATTTAAGAAAAGCATCTCTTCTATTAGCTGTAGCTCTAGGTTTAGTTGGTTTAAATCCAAAATTACATACCCATTCTTCGTCATAAAATGGAATAAAAATAATATTTTCTCCCGAAAATCTAGTAAGACCACCATCAAAGTCTGCAACTATAACATTTGGAAAAGTTAGAGCAGATGTTGTTTTTCCAGTAGCAGGCTCGCCACAAAGTCCAAGTCTAATTTGACCCATTAGAGTATCTTTTAAATTAAGTGATTTCTCAGGAATGTGCATATTATTTTAGAGTTTTCTTTATTATTAAAATAAATCCAAAAATTATTAAATGTATAGACCAATATATTTTAAGGTAATCATATCTACCAAAATAACTTATTCCAAAACTAAATAAATCAAAATCAGTTATTGGGAATTTCCATTGATTTGATACAACTATTATCATATAACTATATTTTGTTCTATTACTTCCATTGTTTCCTTAAAAGAACCAATTATATAGAATCCATCACCTTGTCTTAATTTTATTCCAGTAACATTTTTTATAAGACAATCATATCTATCCATTACTGGATGAATAATAACAATATCTTCTATGTTAATTGCAATCTCAGCAACAGAAATTACTTTAGGCTCACTCTCATTCTCAATCCTTGCTTGTGTTAGAGTTAAAAGCTTCATTTTTTATTTTCCCATTCTAGTTTACTTCTATGAATTGTTATATTACCACCTTTCGTTAAATCTAAACAATAGATGAAAATATTATCTAAAATTCCAAAAAGTGGAAAAACTTTTATTTTAATTCCTTCTCTATTTATATAAAAATATTCCAGTTTTTCTGGATTATTTTTTATCTCTGACATAATTATTCTTTTAATCTTACCTCTTCTGTCAAGAATTGAATTCAAGTGGATTATAGTGTTTTTTAATAAAATTATAGTCTAATATTACATTCCTTGTAGTTTCATCTACTGCTGCGCATGATTGAGAAAAATCACATTTTCCATACTTAGTTTCGCATGAGCCATTTAAAATTCCTTCGCGCAATGGAAGTCTATTACTAGATCTCCATAATTTAATTGAATCTATTAATTTAAATACTTTTCTTTCTACTAATTTATCAAATTCTTCCATTTTAGGATCATCAGAAAATAACATAACTTCAGATCGTTTATATTCTACTTCTTTATCTGCTCCTTTATAGAATATTCCATCTATTTGACAACCTATTATATCTTCACATAGTTTTCCAATAAAAGATTCTGGATAAGCTTCTGCATATTTAAATAAGCTCCATTTATAAAATCGTAATTGTGGAGATAATTCAAAAGATTGAAAATAAGATTTTATATCCCACATAGATGTAGTTTTTGCATCCATTATAGATACTATTCCGTTTTCTTGTTTTCCTATTTCATCCATAGTAAATGCCATTAAGATTTCCATATCATCATCTACATAATATGGAAAAGCGCCTTTGATTTCTAATAGAGATTCTTCTATTTCAACTTCATGTTCTGAATTATCGGAACAAAGTAAGTATGTTTTAGTAGCTTCATTAAGACTTTCTAATTGTTCTTTGGTTAAATTTTTTATTTTTTTCTTAATTTTTATTCTAATAGGCTTAAAAGAATCTTTTGCATATTTTTCTGCATACTCTATACATATTCTCATTAAGAAAACTGGGGTAAGATATTTTTTATTATACTTCTCTATCATCGGAGTATTTATAAAATATTCTTTTGCTTTATTTATTCCTTCTGCAACTCCTTGTTCTCCCTTTTCTCTAAATATTTTTCTGAAGATATGGAATGCAGTACCGAAACAGATATCATTATTTTCTAATTTTTGTTTATAGCCTTCTACAACAGTATTAAATAATCTAAGAATACAAGAAGAATTAGAAAAAGCAGAAGCATCTAACATTAGAAGTAATTTATCAGACATAAGATTTTTCTAAAGAAGTTATATGATTTTTATTTAAGACTATATAATATCCAGTTGATTGAAAGAGAAATATACCATCACCCACTGGATGAAATATTAAAAAATCTTGATGTGCTACGATAAATTTTCTTCCATCTGAAAGACAAATTAATATAGGACACTTTGTATCTACTAGATAAGCTTTTATTGTTTCTGTTGTCATGGTAACTCAATCCCAAAGCTCTTAGCAATTGCGCGAGCTTGATTTAATTTTATATTTAATTCCATATTAGCTTGCTTTGATCCTTTAATAGTATGCTCAGTTTTAACTTGTAGTTCAGGACGAGTTATATTAAAATATGGTGATAAATAAGAATTTAATTCTGAATCAGACATAGCTTCTAATTTTTCTGCTGAGCACTCTAATAATTGTTCTATGGTCATATTTCAAAAGGAAATCTTAGATAGAATTTTTCTTCATTTTCCATATAAGTGTATAAGGAAACTCCAACAATATTAATTCTATATTCTATAAATTTAATAGGTGAGTTTAATTTTATTACAAGACAGATTAGACTTGCTTTATCTATTTTTTCAATTCCTTCTATATAAGATATTTTCTTATCATCTAAAACTTTTTTTATAATTTCTAGTCCTACTTTAGATGGAAGAAGAATTAATGATTTTTTATCTTCACCAACTCTCCAATACTTAAGGATTTGTATTTTCATTTTGTTTTATAGCATTCAATAATCTAGGTTTTGTAATTATATTAGAAAATAAAAAATTATTATTCTCATCTTTTACTTTAGATAAATACAGAATGTTAAGTATTTGCTGATCTACTGGAATTCTTTCATGGGAATCTAATGGTGTTCTATAATAAGAACGTCCAGCACTAATTTCTGTTATTCCTGTAGTATCTTTCATAAACTGACAAATAACACAATTAAAATTATCTGAATAATTTATTTTTATATCTTCTGGTAAACCTTCTACCCATTTAATGAATTTTTCTTTTGATGTTTTCATTTATTTCTTGTTCTTCTAGTCGTTTTATTTCTTCTACTATTTCTGAAGCTACGTAAAAATCTCCATAATCCATTGCAATAGCAAAATCTTCTTTTAATTCATCTAATGTTTTCATTCTATTTGATCTTTAGCTAAATGAACTACTTTAATTCTATTTTGTGAAACAAAAGCTGCGAAAATTGGACTTGGATCTAATAGAGTTTTCATTTTACTCACTTCTTCTTCATCTATATTTAAATCCTTTATATCTAGTTCTTCTCCCTCAGAACTTGTTTCCATAAAATGAAATACTTGATCTTTGTAAGTTTCTAATACTTTTGAATTTTCTAGATTAGAAACCTTATGCGCGATCCAACCATTTATAGTAGGAGAATCTACTATCTTAAGTAATACTCCTGTTTCTGTTTTACAAATTTTTAGTTTGTTTCTGAAGAAAGCATATTTCTTCTCATTATCATCTAGATTATCTACTATATATTTTATAGCTTGGTTTATTTTAAGCCAAACTGTGTTAGGACTCCATTGTGGATAATCAGAAAAACGAAACTCTCTTGGTTCACCATCAATTATCATTTCATCTAGAAATGGTTTTAACTTTTCTGCGTCTCCTTTATTATAATAGTTTCCACTACTTCGTTCTTCAGTAGATTTCAAAATCTTTTTTTGTAGTTTTGGATTTGCTTTGATTAAATCTTTAAAGCCTTCAATAACACATTTTAATTGTTCATTACTTGCATTGTTTATTGGTTCTTCAGACATAATTATACTATTGTATAGCTAGTGAAAAGCGCAAATTGACAAAATAATATAAGCAAGATTCGTGCCAACCTATTTTAATATTAAAAAATTACAATTTTATTAAACTTTCTAAGAGATCATTTCCTAATTTATTTAACTTTTCTGTAATATCTTTTTTATAATTTTCAACTGGAATATTCTTATCATCTAAATATTTTTCTATATCAAATAAAGTTTTTGTAAAATGCTTTTCTACTGTATCGAATATTTTTAATATTTCTTCACGTGTTTTCATATTCTATTCGTGTGGTTTTGTTCCTAAGATTATATATCTTCTATAGATTTGCTGGAGACTTCTAACATTGCCACTCAATTTACTAGGATCAATTAAAGATGAAAACTCTTCATAATCTTCAATTTCTTGTTCTTCTTTATCTAAAGATTCTATAATTTTACTTATGTCGCCACTTCTTTGTTTTAAACTTGATGGCTTAAGTATAAAAGTAGAAATCCGATAGAAAAGGTCTTCTCTAAATTTATCAAGCTGAACCCAAAATTCTAAATCTCTATGTGTAGCACTTACAACTCTACAGTTTATAAGACGCTCTTCATTAGAACCTACTTTTCTTATTTTCTTCTCCTGTATTGCTCTTAATAATTTAGCTTGCATTGGCATAGCTAGATCACCTATTTCATCCAGAAAAATAGTTCCATCTTGTGCTTCTTCCATTAATCCAGTTTTATCTTTAAGAGCACCAGTAAAAGAATTCTTATCATGCCCAAATAATTCAGATTCTACAAGATGTTCTGGTAAACCAGCACAATTAATTGCTATAAATTTTCCTTTACGTTCGCCGTGAAGAGCATGAGCAAGTAATTCTTTTCCTGTTCCAGTCTCACCAAATATCAAAATTGGATCATTTAATGGGGCTAATTTTCTAACATGTTCTTTTAATTCTATCATTTTAGAATTGTTTGTAATAAACTTATTTAACCAAACTTCTGTATTTGTTTTATCTGAAACTTCATCTAAGTCTCTTACTAGAGATTCATTACCAGATTCTATAAGCATTTTTCTGAATGCTGGATCAAGCTTAGCTTGTGATGCTAGAGCTTTTAGACTTTCATTATTATTTGCCATATTTTAATAAAATTAATTCTTTTTGGAGTTCTATTTTTTTTTGTTTAATAATTCTTATTTCATTAAATAAATATTCACATAGTTCCTCTTTTGAATGTATTATCTTATCATCGCAACACCAATATCTGCCTCCTAGAGTAATTCCTTCTTGCCATTCAAACAACTCACATAAACTATTAAATAATATATCTTCAGCTTTTAACATACACAATGATCTGTTATTTCCCACATCCAAGATTTGAAATATTTTTTATGGTCTCCCTCTGAAATAGGATTTTTTAATCTAACTTCTTTTGGATGAATATAAATATCTATTCCTTCCAAACCTTCTGATCTTGTAGAAGGTAACATAGTAATTTTCATTTTACTTTTTCTTGCTTGGTATTTTGTATCTTCTAGACTACAATAATTACATTGTGTTAATTCACTCATATATTAATCCTCTCTAAATCCAATAAAAACAGGAATGCGCGGAGCATTCTTACTACCAAATTTTTGATATTTGTATTTAATTATTTTTCCTTTCATATTTTGAAACCAAAATTTCTTTCTTTGTTCTTCAGTGAAACCAGTCCCTAAAGCAAATATTATTTGATAGAAAGGAGAATCTTTATTACAATCTCTAACTATAAAAGATCCTAACTTATTTTCAGGTATTAAATTAGCTTTCGCTGAGCTATGTTTAGTTAAACCTAAATTATCTAATTCATTTGGGTTAGCATTACTTAGAAAAGCGTTAGAACTAAGTATAACAGCCTCACTATCTTGAAATCTTTTAAATTTCATTAATCCTTGTTCTCTTAATGTAGATCTTCCAAACTTATATGGTGCATCTAATGATCTAATAATTATTCCTTCATAATTATCTTTTAGTATATAAGTTTCCCACTCTAGAAGTTCTTCTAGATTATGAACTATAGCTGAATTTAAAAATTCTATATTAGGATGATATAAATAAGATAAATTATGTGTCATTCTTTGTTCATATGGTTGAGAATTCCATTCAAGTAAACAATCAAATACTTTATAAGTAAATGGTGGAATACCTTCTTCTGACATAACAGAAGATTGAATTTCATTAAAATTATCTCCTTCTATAATTAGTTCACCATCTATTAAAACTGGATTTTTTTTAAGAAACTCAAACCTTTCTAAAGAAGCTCTAATGTATCTATTAGGAATTGGTTTTAATTTTCTACTTAATACTTTTCCCTCTACAATTACACATCTAATACCGTCTAATTTGGGTTGTAGAATTAATGGATAAGTTAAGTTTTTTAAATCAGATTCTTCTAAAGTTGCTGCCAACATAGGACGAAATAGTTTATTCATAGAATTTTAAAAAGAATTTTATTTCTTAAAAGATATAATTTAGTTCTTATTTCTATTCTGTGTTCTTCTAGTGATCTTTTTTCTAAATATTTTTTTATATCTATATAAGTTTTATAAAATTCTTTTTCTATTTGTAATTGTTTTTCAATTTTCATTTTCTTTTTCAAAGTTTTTAAGTTCTTCTAATGCTTTATTTGCTTCTACTAATCTAAGAAGTTCACTATCAAAATCAATCCATTTAATTTTCTTAAATATAGATTTCTTATTTATTTGAATTTTATAAAATATAGTTCCATTATTACCAACACAAATTGGTTTAAGTCTGTATAGTGTTTTCATTTCTCCTCAATATAATCTAACATTGTATTACCTTCCTCTATCTCATCCATTAATTCTTTTTGTCCCTCTGTTTCTTTATATTTCTTACCAACAAATATGTCCTCCCAAGATTCTCTCATCTTTACAACATGTTTTAAATTTCTTAATTTCATAACTACACGTGCCGCAACAGATTCTTCTACTGTACCTACGTAATATACCATATATTGATATGTGTCACTTAAGCTTGTAATTCTAGGACATCTACCTAAACCTTGCACTAATTCCTTTTCACTATAAACTGGAGTTAATAAAGTTTCTCGCGGCCTAGCTTTTTGATATTGATGATGTAAAGAGAGTCCCACTCCACCTGATTTAAATGTAAAGAAACATGCCTTAGACAATTGTTTTTGAAAGCGCATCTTCTCTTTTTCTCTTTCTTCTGGTTTCTGTGTAAGAAGATTATGTAACTTTTCAAAAGCAAGCTGTTCTTCTGTTTTTTCCTCTAAATTTTCTAGATTAAATCCAAGTTCTTGTAAATCAATCCCTGCTGCTTTTGTTAATTCTTGAAATTCTTTATTATTTTTCATTTTAAGAGCTACTTTTTTCTTAAGATTCATAGTCTCAATACTTCCACCCCAAATAATAGAAACATCTTCTCTTTTCCAATTGTAGTCTTCAACTAAAATTTTGTATGTGGAAGTAATTGTTCCTTTGAAAGAACATGCAAGAACTGGTGCTTTACCTGCTTTCCATGTCTTATCCATAAATTCAGCATAATGATAACGCTTGCATTTTTCTGCTGCTTTTCTCATTATGGTAAGTTGTGCTAATACTTGGAAAAAACTATTTTCTCCTGTTTTTTCTTGTTCTTCTTCTAGTCTTGCTTTTTCTTTCTCATAACGTTCCCAAGCTGTCTCATATTCTTCTCTTTCTTCTTTTGTTTGAAAATGTATTTTCTGAACTCCATTAAAAGCTTTATGTTTTGGACGAATGTTTTTAATTCTTGTTATGTAAGGATCAAGATGAGAAACAAGTCTTTTTATAGCTGCTTCATTGTAATCCATTGGGTCACCTGAACCTGCTATTTGAGCTGCAAATTGTTTCCAATTTCTATCAGTTAATTCTACTTTACCAATACCTAAATTAAAAGTGCTTCTTGTAGATACAGCAAAACACCTAGCTTCATATACTCTAGAAAATGGAGTAGCAGATGCAAATATTTGATATACTGGTCTAGATGTTATTCTATTAACTCCTTGTGCTATCTTAGATTGAATGGATTCCTCTCTAGCTAATATTTGACATTCGTCCCAAATAAATAGACAAGGAAATATATTTTCATTCCATACATATTCAATATGTTCTACTCCAGAAACTACATTAACCTGTTCTTTTACAAATAGTTTACCAAATTTACTACGTAAAAGTTCTATATTAACCACAACTACAGTATTAACTGTATCTATATTAAATTCATCTTTAAATACCTTTTCTGTTTGTTCTACTACTGATGCTTTAGTTACATAGACGATAGGTAATGGAGAAATACAATTACATTTTTGTAGAAATTTATTATGGAGTAGATTCTTGATAATAGAAGCTAGAATATATGTTTTACCGGCTCCTGTTTGTGCACTTAAAAGATGACCTTTTTCTTCATCTACCCAAATTTTATTAAATATATGTCTTGCGCATTCTTCTTGTTCACAACCATCTTTCTGATGAAGTAATGTAGCTATTTGATCTGGGAATTTCGAAATAAAGACTGAACTAATTTCTGATCTTCCCTTTTCTTGTTCTTTAATATCTTCGCCCAATATTTTTTTCTCTTCATCACATATCTTAATATCTTTAATTTCTTCTTCAATAAATTTTCTACTAGCATATTTATCCTTTGTTATGATTACTAACTGATTATAGAAGATTGAAATATCTGAAAATTCTATTGGTTTATTTTCTGTTATTTTTACACCAAAAAGTAAAGCTATATTAGATAAAAAACGATCTTCTTTATTAAATGAGTAACGTGATTTAGCTAATTGAAAACATTTATCTAAATTTTTTAGTTCTTGTTCTAATGTGATTTCCTTAGCTTTCTTCATATTCTAAAATATCTATTTGTTCTCTAAGCTCAAAATATATTTTTGTCCATTTTGGATCTTTAATATCACAACCAATAGAATTAATAGAACAAACATGTAGTGTGCACATTGGTCTTAAATATGGTTCTACTATACATCCATGTGAACTCATAAATGGTAATTTTTTATTTTCTGTTGGCTGTAAATTTATATTGTAAATTTCTTTAGCATAATTAGATGCTATTTCACAATATTCTATCGAACAACAACTAAGAGGAACTCTACATTGTTTACATTTTAGTAAAGTTAAATCTGCCATCTTTTGATAAAGTTCTATTAATTTAATTAGGTTTTTCATTATCTTCTAAAATAGCCTTAAGAATCTCTTGACAATGTGTACAAGAAGGTCTATTACAATTTTTAAGAATATGTAAACCTAATTCATATAATTCTTGTTCACCTGCTGCTTCTACTGTTTCATTTATTAATTTAGTTAATTTTATAGTGTTCATATTTAATTTCTTGTTCTAATGGTTTTATAATTTATACTCAGTAGAGCCGTCTATAACTATATAATTTACAGGACAATCTGGAATATTCTCAATATCAACATTAAAAAGCTTCGCCGTATCTACTTTTCTTTTATGTAAAATAGAAAGTGCCATATTTAATAACTTATCTTCCTCGAGTCCAGATAATTCTGCTAACTTAAATTGAAGTTCTTTTATTGCCCTTTTTCTTTCATCGACTATAGAATTTACTATTTCCGACTCTCTCTTTTTTCTAGCTATATTATCAATATCTTTTAACCAAGCTTTCTTATACCAAAGTATATTATTTTCTACATGATATAGTTTTTCCTCATTATCTACTAGCTTAATAAGTTCTAATAAATTGTTATCATCTATTTGTTTGAAATCTTGATAGCCTATAATTAGATCTACAAATTTAGCTAGAATTGGCAATGTTAGAAGGGGAGAATTCATAATTCTATAGGTAATGTTCCTTCAGCCCAATGTAAAGAATAATTCCATACAATATTCTTCACTATTTTAAGATTCTTATCTATGATAATATCAACTTCTCCAATTGCTATTCCTTTTTCTATTTTAGAATTCTTTTTTCTTTTGAAAGTGCATATAGTTATTGTAGTTTTCATTTCTTTCTTTTATATTTGAAGAATTCAACTTGACGTAAACGTTTCTCGGCTTCTTCTTTTGTAAGATTATCTTTGGATAGATTCTTTCCTTCTTTGCTTACTACTTTAAATCCACGTTTTGTTTTAATTATCATGATAATATAATTATGTTGATTTCTTCATCTAGTTCCTCTTCATCTAATTCATCGTTCCACGCTACTTCTTCCTTTATTACATCTTTTTGTATTATAGAAGTAAGCTCAGCAAAATCTTGAATCTCGTTAAGTATTATTATTTCAGTATTTGGGTTAAATTTAGATAGATTTTCTATAAGTTCTTTGATTTTCATAAAAGAAAGAAAGGTAGTAAATAAAAATATTTATCTACTACCTTTTTGTTTTAATTAAGCAGCAACTGCTTCTGGCTTATCTTCTCCTTCATCTTCTCCTGATTCTTCAGAATCATCAGCTTTCTTATCATCAATTGCTTCACGCACCTTGCGTATCTCGTCTAGAAGGGCAACTGAACGAACTCCGTAATCTGGCTTCTTACTATCAAGAGATAGCAATTCCATTAGAAGTTCATTCTGTTGTCGTGTAAGTCCAGCAAGAGATTCTCCCCTTGCAGATAATGTCTGAAACATTCGAGAAAAGGCTTCATAGAATTTCTCTTCATCTTGAATTGGTTTCTCTTCAGTATATTTCCTCTTCTTTTTGTTTTGCTTACTGTTAATCATTGCAGCAGTAACTCGTCCTGCTTCAATACTTGCTTCTGTGGTTATTGTTGCACAGAATTGCTTAATCTTTGGTTTGATTAGTTTATTCCAGAGATCATCAGAAGGAAAAATCTTAAGCAAATCATTCAAGCTCATCGTGCTTAGATCTTTTGGAGCAAGATATTCACTTCCTTGTCCCCTTCCTTTTTGAATTTTTACTGGAATAATTGGAACTTTAATTGTTGTTTTAAGTTCCTCAATTACTGGTTGTCCTTTTTCATCTTTAACAACCTGTCCATTGTTTTTCTTTTCTACTTTCTCTACTTTCTCCACATCTATTACGAATTCCTTCATATGCTGTTCTTTCTTTTGCGCGAATTGTTATTAGTTTTATTGCAGAAGTAATATAAATAGTTCGCGCTGTCAATTTATACTATTTCTGTCTCTTTTTGAGATTATTTTAAGAAATTATTCTATTAATTGCATAGATTTCTTCATAACTCATACCTGATTTTTCAAATTTAATTAAAGCTTTATTTATACTTTTTGCTTTTATTTCACTTGCACAGAATTGATCTTTTGATATAAATATAATTAAGTATCTTTTCATTTGTTTGTTTTGTATTAATTTGCGGTAGCCTAATTTAATATTTTATTTCCTAATTTTAGGAAATTCTTCTTATTTCAATTAAATCTCCATATCCTGTGTAATCAGAAGGAGTATTTAATTTTAGCTGGACTGAATTTTTATAAACTCCTAACCAATGTTTTGCATAATTAAAGGCTTTTATGAAAGAATTAAATTTACTTCTTTTCCAGCTTGGATGAACTTTATGGAATGGAAATTGTGCTGGCTTATTATTATCAAATACTTGGTATATTTTCATTTTATTTGTATTATGGAATGAATTTCATGAAATCTTATTTCTGAATTTTCAAATTCTTCTAGAGCTTTATATATGCTATCTGCTTTTATTAATTCAATCATAAATTCTCCATCAAAAACATAAATTATTAAATATCTTTTCATAAATTGAGATGCAAATTGATATTGTTGAGATAGCAAGAAGTGTGCCAACTATGACTTAGATTAAGAAATATTATTTTTTAATAGTTTATTTATCTTTTATTTAAGCATCTAAAATTTTTATTTCTAAAACTAGAAGTTGGCATAATATATTTTTACTCTTTTTTAGTTTTTTATAGATTTTTTTCTTTTGTTATAATCTTTTCTTTTTTATTTCTTTTTCTATTTTGTGTAAAATTTTCCAATATGTTTTTCTTGTTGGGTTTTGGTTTAATTTGTTTAGTATTTTATCTTGTTTATTTTTTAGAGATTTCATTTGGTTTTTTTATTTGTAAAACAAATTCTAATTTTCCATAAATACAATCTGAAAAACCAAAGCTTATCTACTTTAGATACTGTGATACCAAAATTTCTAATATTTTCTTCCTCTAATTGATAGAATTTTGTCATATCATTGGTAACTGTTTATGTTCTTTTATTTCTGCTTTCCAGTCTTCTAGCATAGAAAATAGTATTTTTACTTGATTTTTTCTAAATTTTTCTAAAATTTTAGTTTCTAATTTATATTTTCCTGAGATACCACAGGTAAGTAAAATTGTTCTTTCAGGTTCTTTCATTTTATTTGCTGCTTGTTTGAAAGAAGCTTTAAGATAGCTTTTTCTAAGAGAATGAGGTAATTGTTCTATTATACTTTGTATTGTCATAATTTATCTTGTGTTGAGTTGAATCTTCCATCAAAAAGTGAATCTTTATTTACTAGTTTAATACAAAAACCAACAACAGTAACATTCTTTACTATTGTTCCATCAGGGCAAAATAAATTAATTTTTATTTGTCGACAACTTCCTTCTTCCATAGGTTCTAATAAGTCTATAAAATAATATTCTAGCTGAAGAATATTTATATGAATTTCTTCTTTTCCTTTCCAAACTCTTGCTCCTTTTGTTAGACCATATCTTATTGTTTTCATACTTTTAGATTTTTAATATAGTCTCCACTAACTGTTTCAAGATAATTTTCTTTAATTTCTAATATATGTAATGTTGTTTTAGAGGGTATTCCTTGATATCCTAGTTTTTCTTTAAGTGAATCAGCATCTCTTAAGCAAGAAAATGCTTCAAAGAAATTAAATTGATCGTTAATATTAACCCAGACTATGTATATGTGTATTTTCATTGTGTTTTAATTGATTTATTTTTCATGTTCTTGGAAAACATTCAAAAAAGTGAAGAGTAATACTCTTATTCTCTTTGCTTACATTTATATTTTGCAACCTTCCTTTAATAATATTGTTATTTTCTGTTAAAATTGTTGCTAGTATTTCAAATTTTAGTTGTTCATTGTTATTACAAGTGAATGTTTTCTCCTGTAAACTACGTTTAAGTTCTCTTAGATTCATTTTATCTCCTTCCATCCTCTGTTTCCATCTAATTTTATCATTGTTTGTTTTACTGCTTCTAGATTCTTTGCACATCGTTCTGTAACACTATAGTAACCCATTCCATTACTTTCTATATGCCCTTCTTTAAGCATATATTTTATAAAATTTCCTTCCATATTTACTTCTCTTGGAAGAAATGGACCTGATTTTCTAACTGCGTAAAGTCTAATGAATGTAAATAGAGTCATATGTTTATTTTAGCTTGGCACGAAAAATGCTTATAGGTTATTTGTAATTAGGTGATTGGGTTAAACAGTAAAGTTGTAAATATTAGATTTAGAATATCACTGATAGGAACTTTCTAAGTTAATATTTGATTAAAGACACCCGATCTTGAGTTAGACCATATTGTGACCTCAACTTAATTTGTTCTTTTCCGCTGTTAGCTAGATTTATCAAAGGTAGAATTTTTGTCTTTTTTATTTCTTTAATTATATTTTCTAAGAAAATTCTTGTTTTCTTATTACTTTTGTTTGTTTTCAATTACTTTTGTTTGTTTTCTTATTACTCCTTATATTGGAAAGGGGGAATGCTCTTTTTTTGTCTTATATATATATATATATATATATATATAAGTATATTCATGTATATGAAGGTAACAAGCATAGAAAATATTAGAAATCCTTCATAAATTCATTAAACATTAAAAATTGAAACACAAACTCTCCTTTTTATTTTGAAAAAAAAACTCCTAATTCTAAACAATTAAATTCCCAGTGAAGGGTAGTTTCTACATTAGCTACGTTGATTCCAATTCTTTTAACTAATTCAAATCCTTCAGGAAATTCTGGACATGCTTTAATAAAATCTTTAATAGATTCTGTTAAAGTATTAAACTGTTCTGTTAGTTTTTGTTCTTTTGTCATAAATTAAATGTCCAGGATTACTAAGTGGAGCAAGAAACGTGCCAAGATTTTATTATCTTGGATGCTACTCTATAACATTTCATCCTGGATTGTGTTTATCGTCTAGATTTTTAGACGGAATTTTGTTTATTCCTTCAGAAACTGTTATCTTAGCCTCGCTCATTACGAAAAGAGATAAGATTTGTTTAGGCATAAGTTTGCTTTCTTACCAATAAACAAACTAATTCTTAAATGAAACTAGACGACACACGCGCGCTAGATTTATACATTTAAGCTATGGAATGATAATTCTGATTAGACATTTAAGAATAGATTCTTAAGGTCTTTACTATCTAACGCGAATTAACAAAACAAAATCCTCTGAATATAATAATCCAGAGGACTTGCTTTTGTTAACTTGTGGCAGTCTGATTAGCTTCAGCAACTAATACTGCTTGACGTGCGATTTCAGCTCTTACGTGGTCTTGAACAACCACAAGCTTATTCATACGTTTGCGTATTGCTGAACGTTTCTCAGAGGATAGAGTTTCATCAGTCATCTTAACTCCAAGACGTGAATACATCTTGGATGCTTCAAGAAGTTGAGTTTCAAGCTCAATGAACTTAGTATGCACGTTTGTTAAACGGCCAAGCATTGTTCCATCACTCAATATGAAGTCTTCTCGTGAACGCTTGAGTTCATAGCTACTGTTTTGGGCAATGTTGTGTTTAAGCTTGTCAAACTCAAATTTGACTATTCGCTTAAAGTCCGCTGGCGTGTTTGTAATAGGAAGATTGCACGCTTCCGCACAAGCACTTATTACTTTGCCGACACTCCAATTAAATGACGTTGAAGTATTACGGACTTTCACAACAGTTGCATAAACGGTTGCTTTGATAGCATCACGGAAAGTTTCATAGATGTTACTTTCCTTCTGCTCTACTTGTAGGGTTTCCATTGTTTCCTTCTAGGTTGTGGACTTTCGTCCTTTGCTTTGAGGATTCAACTTGGCACTACATAAGCAAATTTACGCTTCGCCAATCCAAAATAACACACGCATTCTGGACTGTGGCACCTTGGACACTATGTAGTCCAAGTTAACAAGAGGACGTTGGAGTGTGCTCCTTAGTTCACACTGACGAACTCCAAGTTACTATATGCAATTCGCGTGCCAACACAATATATGGTATACATAGACCTGCTATGCTACTACAGGTGGTGTATTTGGTATATTCACCCAGTGAAATGTAATGCAAACGCACTGCAAATGCAATACATTGAGTGTCTAGTTTTATTCCAGTTTTGAGACAGTCCAGATTTAGGACATGGACAGTAGTTGACTAGTTAACTATTAAAGCCTGGTCATTAGTAGTTGACTATCTATATAGTAAGTGAGTACTTACTAACTTAGTGCCCAGGAAAGTAAGTGAGTACTTACTAACTATAGTTTCATCTAAGATTATTAGTTGAGACTAAGAATGTTAGTTTCATATAACATTGGAAATCGAATACGAAATAAAATGAAAACCGACTACTGCTATTCTCACAATTTCCCTATTAAAAAATCCTTACTCCAGTATAACATTTTCTAAAACATAAAAGTTTAAATAACTGGCACAGAATCTGCTACTATTACTTGTTTTCTATAGAGAATTAGAGTGAAAAATTTAATAGATAAACTAAGTTCTCGCGCGCGGAATATAGTATTACGAAGTAAGATGATGGAATTAATTCTGTCATAGCATGAATAAAGAAATGTTAAATGCGCAGATAACAGAATTATACGAACAGTCTGATATGGAGCCTATTCAGATTGCGGAAGCTCTTGGACTTGAAGAGGAGTCGGTTAAGATGGTTTTAATAAGTTCTAGTAGCAAATTTAGAAAAGATTCTAAAAAGAATCCATCTCTTTTTACAGATGATGAATTTGCTATGGCCAAGGCTAGAATGTCTAGTTTAGTTTGGTCTGAAAAAGACAATGTAAGCTATAAAGCTGCTAAATTTATTCTTTACGAGAATTTGGGAAGGAATAATACTCAATCATTAAAAATGTTGAATATTAATGTGAATCTTATTAACGATCAAATGTTAGCTGCCAAGAAGGCTATAGAGCAAGGTAAAAATAAGATAATTGATATCCCAACAGAAGTAAAACACTTAAGTGAATGAAAAAGAAAATAGATTTAACAGGACGTATTTTTGGTAATCTTATTGTCATTAAATTGGATAAGATTGTTAAAGAAAAAATCTGGCGTTCAGATTTTATAGATTGGAGATATTTATCTGTATATTATTGGTTATGCAAATGTTCTTGTGGTAAAGAATCTTCCATAAGAGAACGTTCATTATTAAATGGAGGTTCAGAATCTTGTGGTTGTAGGTGTGGATTTAAGGAAATTCATGGGATGAGTTATTTTCCTGAGTATAATGTATGGAATTCAATGGTAGGTAGATGTCAAAATGAAAATAATGAACAGTATAAAAATTATGGAAGAAGAGGAATTAATGTTTGCCAATTTATAGCACAATCACCTGATAATTTTACTTCTGTTATTGGATATAGGCCATCTAAAAAATATAGTATAGAAAGAATTAACAATGATAAAGGTTACACTTGTGGTAAATGTGAAGAATGTTTAAAAAATGGATGGGAATTAAATATTAAATGGGATACTTGGAAAAATCAAGCTAATAATAGAAGACCGACAAGAATAGAAATTCTGGGTGTAGATATATCTACCTATGATCTTGCATTAAAACACAAGGATATACTAGAAAACCCGGTCTTTATATTATAAATGAAGAATTTATTATTAAAATTTCTGCGCGCGAGCTTAATTGGAAATAATAATTTGGAACTCTATAGATAGCGATAAAGGGATTAAATTAAGGTTCTCACAAGCGACCTGATTCACAGTCTCTCGCGGTGACTTTATAGAGTTCCTCAATTAGTGAGTATGTTTAATTAGATAAAATACTTATCTTATGGTTGTAAATACCTCCATGATAAAGTATCATACTCACTTTAATTTCTGTCATAGGTCAAATAGACTGAAAATACTAAATAATTCTAGTTTTATGTTTCGCTTTTCCTAGAATTTTTGGCGTCTGTTTCAGGTTTGATTTTTACTTGTGTAGAAAACTATGACAGAATATTAATTTAGTCTCCAGATGATTGAAAATAAAAATTCCCAGGAGGAGTTGAGTGCATTTTTAATTCTTATCTTGTGATAAGTAATGGAGACTAAAAACTTTTTATGAAAGAAACTACTCCAGTAATTATTCCAGTAACGGCTCCGATAATTAAAACGGAAGCTCCAATTACTAAAGTAGTAATTCCAATAGAACCTATTAAAGTTCTGACGCCGGTAGTAAAAGAAATTTCTAAAGTAGAAATTCCAGTAGAACCAGTTAAAGCAGTAGAAACTCCTAAAATAGTATCTAATATTGATGTTTCTTCAACTAAAGTAACTGATGTTGTGATGTTTGGTAATTGTGATAGCTTTCAATTACTATGTAAAGCATCTTCTAAAAGTGAAAACTGGATGAAATCTACTAAAGCATATCAAATAAATGGGGTTGGCTGTGTTATTCAAGTAACAACACAACAAGGATTAAATATAAGTGAAGCTTTATGTTTTGTTCCCGGTGCTTCAATAGTAGATGATGTAAATGGTGGAAGAAAACTTGTAAAATCAGAATGAAAATAGAGGACATAGCTAGAATTGCGCACGAAGCTAATAAAGCTTATTGTGAAAGTTTAGGAGATTTTTCACAGTTTCTTTGGTCACAATCTCCAGACTGGCAAAAAGATTATGTTATAGCAGGTGTAAAATTTCGTCTTAAAAATACTCATGGGACGGCAGAAGAAAATCATTCAGAATGGTTAAAAATTAGACTCCAAGCTGGATGGAAATATAGTTCTATTAAAAATGTAGAAAAGAAAGAGCATCCAAATATGGTTCCATATGATAGATTGCCAGAATTGCAGAGAGTAAAGGATGTTCTTTTTATTTCTATCGTTGATGGATTAAAAGAATTTTTAGAGTAATTTTTATGAATTTAAATCAGTTTAGACATAGAGAATCTAATAAAGCTTTTACATTGAAGCTGTCAAATGGAGATAAGATTGAGATTCCCCATATGGATTTTGTAGCAATTGGTATTGGAATTTTAGTTGTAATTGACTCGGATAATATAGTTAGAACTATTGATGCGGAACATATTGTGGAGATTACAGAAAAGAATTCAATTAATAAATAAATGTTACTAGAAAATCCAGATTTAATTGAAGCCAAAAGAGTAGTAATTCCTCTCTCTGCAGATGAATCTTTTAAAAAGGAAAGTGCCAGAGAAAATAAAAAAGATTCTGAGTATTTTAATGATGAAAAACCAGAAAGAATCTATGAAAATTGGCAGCGCCTTGAAGGTTTTGATACATCAATAGAACTTCTTGCTTTCTTTGACCCACAAATAAATAATGGAACTGTAATTCTTCATCCCTGGCAAATAGATACAGGAGAATCTTTATGTAGAGTTAAATCTACAAGTTTACATCCACATAAATTTGCTCTTTGTGCAGCAAATGGCTCTGGTAAAGATGCTTTTATTATTGCTCCCTTTTCTCTTTGGTTTATTCTTACAAAAATACGTAGTCGTGTTATTATAACTTCAAGTTCGGGAGTTCAACTTACAAATCAAACAGAAGCTTACATAAGTGGTCTTGCGGAAAGAATAAATAATTGGTCTCTTGCCAATCTAGGTGCTTTTATTTTAAAAGTAAATAAAAGGCATATAGTTTGTAATTTGTCTGGTTCTGAGATTATTCTATTTGCTACAGATGAAGAAGGAAAAGCAGAAGGCTATCATCCACTCGAACCTAATAGTGAAATGGCGATAATTGTGAATGAAGCAAAATCTGTAGCTCCTGAAATCTTTAGAGCTTTACGTAGATGTACTGGTTTTAATTATTGGATTAATGTATCAACTCCTGGTGCCCCTATTGGAGATTTTTATAAGTCTTTTATCAATTGGCCAAATAAAAAACGTGTAACATTTTTTGATTGCCCTCATCAAAGTAGAGATGAGTTTGATGAAGATTTAAAAGAGCTTGGAGAATTTAATCCACACTTTAGAAGTAAATGGCTCGCACTTTTTACTTTTATAGATGGGAAATATGTTTTATCCCATGAACGGCTTGAGAAATTAAGAAATAAAGTTAAACTAAATTTCATTAAATCTTTTGGTAATGAAATAAGAATTGGTATTGATATAGCTCTTTCTACAAATGGTGATGAGTCTGTAGTAAGTATTTTTAAGGGAAATAAACAAATTAAACAAAAAACTTGTAGAATAAAAGATGCAACTTTATTAGCTGATTTCATAGATAAAGAACTATCTGAAGCTAAGATTCCTAAAGATCATCCATACATATATGGTGATGATGGTGGCGTGGGGAGAGCTGTAATAGATATTTTACGTAAAAAGAAGTGGATGATAAATAGAGTATTAAATCAGTCCGCCGCTAAGAATAAAAAACAATTTCGGAATAGAGGTGCAGAAATATGGAGTAAGTTTTCTCGTTTAGTAGAAGAAGGAGTAATAATTCTTCTAGATGATGATAAACTATATTCTCAACTTGCAAGTAGAAAGTATAAAGAAAGCACAGCAGGAATAGATAAGCTTTGTTTACAAAGCAAACTTGAAATGATAGCTGAAGGAATAAATTCTCCTGATAGGGCTGATGCTGCTGTTTTAGCATTTTCTAATATTAAAGTATCAGATTTTTTAGATCAGTTTATAGAAGATGAATCTGTTAAAGTAGAAAAAGACTCTACTAAAATGACTCCGGAAGAAATAGAAGAACAAATAACTTGGAATGGAATGAAATTACAGAGAAGGAAGAAAACAAATGCTCATGGTTCACTTAGTATTATTACTGGACATAAAACAAAAAAGAATAGTAAATATAATTATGTATAAGAATGAGATTGGTAATAGATATGGGAAGTTATTAGTTATTGGTAAATCTGGAAGAGATATTTATGGGAGGTTATGGAAATGTAAGTGTGATTGTGGTAATGTTAAAATTATACGAGGTCTTAGTTTAAGGGCAGGTAAAACTAAGTCATGTGGATGCTTTAATCCTAGGAATGAAGTTCATGGATTTTATGGAACTCCAACTTGGAGTTGTTGGTCTAATATGAAAGATAGATGTAAGAATTCAAATAGTTTATACTATAAAAATTATGGAGGCCGTGGAATTCAAGTATGTAAATTTTTAAAGGGTTCTGTCTTAAATTTTATTTCTATTTTAGGAGAAAAGCCTAAAGATAAATCTCTTGATAGAATTTTAGTAAACGGAAATTATTCTTGTGGCCAATGTGATGAGTGTAAAGAAAATAACTGGAAGTTAAATATTAGATGGGCTACGGTAAAAGAGCAATCTAGAAATAAACGTTGTGATAATTGTGAAAGTAATGCTTTACTAGCTTTAAATCTTTTTGGAGCTTCTTTATGAATATTGAAATTGAATGTCTCTTAGTGTTATGATTGGAAAGGTAAATAAATATGGCTAAAAATTCTCAGCACCAAATGTGGCAATCTCGAATAATGCAAATAAACGACCGTAAACTCCTTGAATATATTCGAGATATGGTTGGTATAAGATTAGATCATGCGCGTGCGCAGGAAAATCTAGATAAACCTGAGAAATCTAATAAAGAGCCTGGACAGCCAGTATCAACTTACGAACCACCATCTAGAAAACTCAAGCCGTTAAAGATGACTCCAGTAGCACAAGATAATGAGACTGAAGAACAATTTTATTAAAATTTATGCTAGAGAATAAGAAAATTGCTGTATTTGATTTGGAAATCAAGCAACCAATAGAATCTTTGGCAAAAGGCTGGAGTGACCACACCAATATGGGTATAAGTTGTCTTTGCTTATTTGATTACTTTACTGGTAGATATAGAGTATTTGATGATAATTCTAAATTAGAAGCTCTAGACATACTTCTTACTTACGATTATATAGTAGGATATAATACTGTAAATTTTGATATGAAAGTAATTACAGCTTGTTGGTCTATACCACAAGATAAAATTAAAGTTTCTAAAGATTTTGATATCCTTCGAGAAATTTGGATAAGTAAAGGACTTAATCCTGATAAATTCGTTGGTTTTACACATGGAGGTGTAAAATTAGATGATGTAGCTTTTGAGACAGTAAAGATGAGAAAAACATTAGATGGAGCTACGGCGCCAAAACTATATCAGCAAAATAGACATGCAGAAGTTATAGATTATTGTTTAGAGGATGTTAGAATAGAAAAAACACTTTTTGAGTTTGTAGTAACAAATGGTTTTGTAATTAGAAATGGAGTTAAGATTCCAATAAAATTTAATATATGAATAGAACTACTCTTCGGGAATCTATTAGATTATATCCATTTAAATCTTTTATTGTTCATATTAGTGATGGTCAGCAATTTAAAATTGATAGTCCAGATATTATCGCAGTATCACCTACTCAAGAGGTTGCTATTATATTTACTTCTAATAGCTATAATGTAATTGACACAACTAAAATTACTTCTTTAGAAGTAAAATAAAAATTATGCCAGAATTATTAAAAGCTCCGGCCGATGACCAAGTTATAGATTTATTTTATGATGATTATTTTGATTACGATAAAGCTAAAATAAGGATAAATGATTTAATAGATAGCTGGAGTTCTTTATGTAAAGAAGCAGAACAAAGAAGAAATGAACGATATATAGATTTAGATGTAGAAGGTTTAAGAAAATCTGGTGACATTTTACCAGATGAGACATTTGTTCCACAGAGAGTGATAGATACTAATATATCTAGAGAACTTCCAGAATTTCTTGCTTTCCTTAAACAATCTAATAGACTTGCAATTTTTACTTGTATATCTAATCCTGAGATTCAAACAGATAATCTCGAGAAAGAGTTTACAAAAGGACTTACTTTTCAAGGTTGGTATAAAGATTTTAAAAAACTTATAGATGGCTCTCAACTTCATGGCTGGGATTCTATTGAAGTTGTTTTTGATGAAACTAAACCACTTCATGTTGGATTTGAACATATAGGATTTGATAAGTTATTTTATAATAAAAAAACTTCAAATCTACAAGATTCTGAGTATGTAATTCGTAGATATGATATAACTTTACTTAGGCTAGAACAATTTAAATCTAAAGGTTTTTCTTCTGATCAAATTGATGTTATAATTTCTGCTAATACTGCAAAAAGAAAAAGAGACGATACTGTTACAGTCTATAAAGTATATTATAAATATAATAATGCTGTATGGGTTTGTTGGTATTCTAGGGATTCTAATATTTCTAGTTGGCTTAAAGATCCAGAAAAATTAAAACTTGGTATAGCAGAACAACAATCTCCGGATGGTGTTGGATTGCAAATTGAACAGCTACAAGGAGGAAACACACCATCCAAGATTTGGATAGATAAAGATGTAGGATTATATCCTATTTTTCAATACTTATATAAAGATGACGAAGAAGAAATTTTAACAGAGCATGTTGGAAGAGGATTTTTAGATTTACCAATGCAAGAAGCTCAGTCTGCAATAGTAAGTGGTTTTACTAATGGATTACTTAGAGCTGCAAATGTATATGCAAGTCCAACGACGGATGATGGAGAAAGTGCAGATATAAAACAATTAGATGTAGAATTAACTCATGGTGGAATTTATTCTAAACCACTTAATTTCTTTCACACGGAATACCCAGACCCGTTAGTATTAACAGCGATGCAGTATCTTGCTACTCTTAATTCCCAAAGTACAGGTAAGACCTCATTTGCTGTGTCAAATAGAAAAGATAGTCGTAAGACAGCAAAAGAACTTTCTCTCGCTGAAACTGAAGAAAAACAACAGGAAAGTATCGGATTAGCAGACTTCTCTGAAGATTTAAGAGCAATATTTAGTTTTGTTTGGATAATTGTTCAATCTCAAGCTTTACAAGGTAAGATTCCTTTTCTTCAAAAACAAGTTCCTATTATGATTCCATCTCCAACTGGAGAAATGATTCCTAGTAGTGAAATGGAAATGATAAATGATTCAGAAATCATAAGTAAAGTCTACGAAGTAAGGCCGGCAGGTGATGTAGATGTAATAGAAAGACAAAATAAGCTTCAACAGATGAGAACTGATTGGCCAGTAATTCAAACAACAGCACTAGCTCAAAAATTTATTCAAGATTATTTAATACTTTCTTATCCTGATAAGGCAGAAGAATATACAAAAATATTACAACAAGGAGATATTGGAAAACAATTAGTTGCCTCTCTTTCTGCTTTAGTTAAAGCTTTTGCTAGTGAACAAGATATTAAATCTTTAACTCCACAACAAGTAATGCAATTAAAACAGATTGAGCAACAAGCTACACAATATTTAGGAATGGGCCAACAAAAATGAGTTTTACTTCTGCATATAATAAAAGTGCTTCAAGAGATATAGAACTTGAAGTAAAGGAAGATAACTTAACTGAGCAGCTTAAAAAAGAAGAGTTTGAGAAATGGCTTAGGCTTCCGTTTACACAAGAACTTATTTTATTTTTAGGTAAAAGAGAATTAACTTTATTAAATAATGCAAGAAATTCTGCTAAAGCTAATTTACAAAGTGAAAATATTGCAAAAAATCTTCTGAAGGCAGTGGGATATAGAGAGGTAATAGAATTTTTAACGACAAATAAACATCCAATTGATATAGAGTAATATTATGCCAGAAGAAAATGAAAATAAAGTAGAAAATCAAGAAACGGCCAAAGAAACTACTGAACAAAATGAAGAAGTTGAGGTAGTGTTGCCAGAAACTAAAGAAGAAAAAGAAGAAGTAGTTGAAAAATCTGAGGCCGCTGATCTAGATAAAGAAAAAACAGAAGAAAAAGAAATAGGGTTCTCTGATTTTCTAAAGAATCGTGGGGTAACTATTGATGAAAGTTTAGTAGAACCTAAAAAAGAAGTAAAAGTTAAGAAAGAGACTCTCCCAAGAACTTTAGATGATATTCCTGAAGAAGATAGACCATTTTTTAAGACAATGTCTAATGAAAGTTTTAATAAACTTAAACCTCTTTATTTAGAACATAAACAGCTTAAACAAGAAAATGAGGCTTTAAAAGAATCTAGAAAAAAAGAAGCTGCTACTATTCATGGGCATCCAAAAGCTTTCATGTTAACAAAAGAGTATGAAACACATTTAAATGATTATAATCTGTCAGAGAGAATTAAATCTCATTGGTCACTTCAAGCAGCTAAAGTTTCTAGAGGAGAAAAATGGCAAGATATAGACATGGATCCTAAAACAGGAAAATTAATGCTTTCTGAACCAAAAGAATCTAATGCAGAATCTGAAGCTTTTATAGGAGATCAATTACAATTTGCAAGAGAGCAAAATTTTGAAGCATCAAAAGGTTTAAAATCTTATATAGATACTTATGGTAAAACATATGAAAATGATTTAACTGTGGTGAATGCTGCAAAAGAAAAATATTTTCCAGGATATGATAAGAAAGATCATCCAACAAGAAAAATTCAAGATGCAGTGATTGAGGCACTTCCACCTTCTTTTAGAAATAATCCTGTTGCAGAACTTTTAGCTATGACAGCGGCTAACAATGCTATACTTATGGGTAGATTAAAGAAAGCATTAGATGAGTTAGATAAGATAAAAGGTGTTAAAAAAGACGCGGCTGGAGCACAACCACTTAAAGGTGATTTTGTTAATAATAAGGGTGCTGATAGTGGTATTAAATTTTCTGATTATAGTAAAAGAAGGCAGGGATAGTTTATTAGTAGGTTGTTTTCTTAATAGTAAATATAAGTGGCACAAGACCTGCTTATATGGTTTTGTTAAATGCTTCTGCGAGAATCCTGAGCCTCGCAAATTAAGCTTCTATCTTCGTGTTTTGAGCTAACACAAATGTTCTAAGTTACATTTTTAACTTAGATTTAACTTTCAAGATTAGAATAAATACATGAATATGCCAAATTTGCTGGATGTTCCAGCATGTTCTGGTTGGACAGAAGTAGATCGAGCAATGTATAATTCTATGCCATTCTATCTTGCTAAAATGATGGTAGAAAGGCGTAAAACTTTTACACATTGGGCTAAGTTTGTAAAGAAACGAAAATGGGTTCCAAATGAAGGTGATACTCTTAAAGGAGTTATTACAGAACCATCACCACATAGGAGACAGTTTGCATATCCAAACTTGCTTAAGAATGTTCCAAAGAAAGATGTAATGGGAGTTAAAGAAAGAACTGTTCAAGCTAATGTTTATAGACAGAGGTTTGAAAGTCATGGACTTAATTTCTATCCATCTTTTAATGACTTTCTTGATCATGTTGATGATAATGCAACTGATATTATGGAGAAGATAGAAAGATATGAAGATATTTTTATTCGTACTAATATCTGGCATATGTCTCCATTTATGTTTCTTGCACAACCTAATAAAATGGTTGTAGTAAATACTCCACCTTGGCTTGGTGTTGGAACATTTGACACAGCAAATGATGGAAAGACAACTGCTCTTCTATTAGCACAACTAGGAAATGTAACTTCTCATTTAACACTTCCAGCACTTCATGATGCTTTTAGTAAAATGGATACTGATTTTCGGATTCCATTTTTTAAAGGTTCTGATATGCCAACAGAGGATAAGATACTTGATGGTAAATATTGCTTATCGACAAGTAATGAAACTTATTCTCAGTTTACATTTGATCCTTATTTGCAACAACACAAGAATTGTGATCTTGATGTTGTGAATGATAGTTTCAAAGGTTCTATCTTTGGAATGATTACATCAAAACTTGAAGATCTTCCTATGCGCTTCAAAAATGATGCTACATTTCCAGAGCCGGAAATAGTTCAGGATAATGGAGAAAATGAAGGTGAATGTCTTCCTAATCCTGTTTATGCAACTATTGATGAAAATGGATCACCATATGAAGTTAGTTACTTAATTGGTGCTCCAGGACATGAAAGTATTCAAGTTGGACCTCCACCATCAGCATTTACTGGTGATTCTCCACCACATAACTTTCCTAAAATGGAATGGAATGGTAGAGTAATTGCTACTAAACAAAAACTTGTTCCTTGTATTGATGCCAGTACTGGATTAACAGTTTATGAAACTAATGTTTATGGTGAGTGGCTGTGGTTTATTGCTCAAGTAGCATTAGGAATAGTTGCAAAACAACGTAGGAATATATTTCCTATTGTTCATAAACGAAAGCGCGGAGTGTAATTAACATTTAAAATCTAAAATCTATGAAAAAATTACTTACTCTTATCTTTACAATGGCACTCTTTACTGAGTGTTTAGTGGCTGAGATATATGTAACTAATAATATGGCAACAGGTCTTAGGACTGTAGTTAATGAAGCTATTGTATTATCTAGTTTACAAATCACTGGAACAACAAATGTTCTTCTTCGTTTTTATGACGGGGCAATAACAAATGTTACTGGAGCATATTCAAATGTAACAATATATGCTACAAATCGTATTACTACTTTTGTTGGTGTAAATGGTATTACCAATAATTTTACTAATACTGTATTATATTCAGTTATAGCTGCTGTAGCTGCTGCAACTAATAATACAACACCAATATTGGTATTAAATATTGGGGCTAATGTGGCACCATTTACATTTGATACTCCGCTTATATTTACAAAATATGTAAATGTTTCAAATGACCAAGGTGGAGTTACAATGGTATTAAATTATCATCAACCTTAATGACCCCAGGTTGTAATAGGAGAATAGCTAGTATAGTGTGTACTATACTAGCTATCTCTTCTTTATTTGGTGCTGTAACTGATGTAAATATTAGTTCACCAAGAGGAACAACTAATATTATTCGTAATATTATAACTAATAGTGTTGGGAGTGGAAAATTACTTTTAGTTCAAGGGACAAATATTTTAGGAATTTCTACTAATAATTTTGGACCTAGTAATGCAATAACTAGTGTAATTATAAATTTTTCCGGTCCAGGTGTTGGCGGAACAGTTATTAATCCAATTTTTGCTGATTCAACTAATGCACTATGGGCATTAGATGGATCATTTACAGATGTTCATTTACATTTTACAAATATTTCAGAAAAACAATTGTTATTTTCAGATACTATAACTAATAATGCTTCAACTACAAAACATGGATTTTTGCAAAAATTAAGTGGAAATACTAATAGTGTTTTTAAAGGAGATGGGAATGAATCAACTAATTTATATGGTATAGGAACAATAAATGCTAACAATGGAGGATTTACTAATAGTCTCCTTTTTAATGGTGTTCAAGTTCTTACTAATATTCCAGCTGTAGGTTCAACTAACACATTAACTAAATGGTTAACAAGTAATTCTTTATCATATATTGTTAATCTTTCTGGGATACTTACTAATGATGGTGCTGGAAATTTTGGATATACTACTAATATAGGAGGACTTGGAACTTTAAATGCTAATAATGGTAGTTTTACTAATAGTCTTAAGTTAAATGGGGTTGATGTTGTTACAAATGCTACTGGTTATAGAACTTTGCTTTCTGAAACTAATACATGGCTAGGAACAAATAATTTTACTGGATTTCTTAGAAAAGATGGAATAAATGTATTAACTAATATTCCTGCTTCTGGCTCTGCTAATACTCTTGTAATCTGGCTTACAACTAATAGCCAAAGCTACATAATAAATGGTGTAGGAATGCTAACTAATGATGGAAATGGAAATTTTGGTTATACAACTAATTTAAGTCAGGATATTACTTTTAATAATATTACTATAAATAGTAATTTAACAGTTAATACTCTTACAGTTAATAGTAATCTTACTATTGCATATACATTAACTACAAGTAATGCTTTCTTTATTTCTGGAAAAGGGAATACTGTTATAATTACAAATAGTTTGCAACTATTATCTTTATCTAACTCTGTTCTTATGGTTACTTCTACTGGAGTTGCAACTAATGTTACTTTAGGAACTGGATTAACTTTAACCGGACAAACTTTATTTCCTACAAATATTGTAGAAAATCAACTTAATTTAACTGATTTAACTACAGGAGATGCTTCTACTTCTAAACATGGATTCCTTCCTAAACTTACTAATGATGTAACTAAATTTCTTAATGGAATTGGAACATATACTGTTCCATCTGGAGGTGGAAGTTCTTCTGGCTCAACCAATTATAGGAGTTCAATAATTACATTAACAATGACTACAACAAATGTAGATGCGAACCAAATTGATTGGGCAAAAACTAATGTAGCTTATAAATTAATATTAACGACTAATGCTTTCTTTAGTGATATTGTGTGTTCCAATGTTCCAGATACTAATAGTTTTCAATGGCTTCAGTTACATATTATACAAGATGGAACTGGTAGTAGGACAGTAACCTTTACTAATTCTATTTTTGCTGGTGTAAATGGAACATTTGCTCTTACAGCAACAGCTAATGCTTGGGATACTTTTACACTTATAAATAGTCCACAAACAAATGGTAATGTAGCAGTTTTACCTGTAAATTACTTGCGAAGATGAAATACTTAATATCTTTATTTTTAGTTTTAAGTTTAAGCGCCGCTGGCCCAGTTCAGGTAGCATTTGATTCTCAAGTAGTAAACTGGAATTATCGTTGTAGTACAAATAATATTGTTTTTACAACTACTGGATTAAGGTGCAGTTCGACATTTAATAAAACTATTTCTTTAATTGCTTCTTCTGTTTGGATGGGAGGAATTAGAACTTCTGGTCTTTATCCTGGAAATATCCTTCGTGCTAATTTAATGTGTGGCGGTAGTTATGAAAGTGGTGGTGGATGTGGAACTGGAACAACAGCTCCAAATCAGTATAATATAGGTTCTCCACAAATACCACTTATTAATGATACTGGAAATGGACTAGATATATGTGTAAATTCTGGTCTTGTAGATGCTTACCAAGCAAGATGGAAATATACTGAAACAGGATCAAGTGGTGGTCTTGGTTGTCTTACATCTAATGTTTGGGTTGCTTTTGATACAGGAGTAATTCCAAATAATGTAAGTTCTTGGCAAAGTGATGTTCATGCTTGTGTTTATATGATGGGAGGTGCTTCTGAGTCTGCTGATGAGTTAGGTGTATATAATCCTTCTACTCTAGATAAATTAATAATTTATGCTGTTCATAGTGCAGCAGGACAACTTACTAGGATTTGGAGTGATGGAAGTGCAGCTATAAGTGCTGACACAAATGGAACAGGATTTTATCTTGGAACAAAAACTTCTGCCTCATCAAATGGTGTTAAACAATATCATAATAATTCACTTACTGCTACTTCAGCCGCAGTAGCAGGAAATTCTGCTAACTTAACAACATCTATTTATGTTTTTTGTCAGAATAATCTTCCAAATATGTCTCCATTTCAACCGGAAGGAATGACTACTCATTTAATGGGTGGTTATGCTTTAGGGCGAGCTATTACTGCTACTCAAAATACAAATTATTATACTTTAGCTTGGCAGCCATTTGAGACATTATTAAATAGACAAAAATGAGTTGGTTTAAAAAATGTTTAATTATTCTTTTTATAATTTTTTGGGTATGGTTTTGGATGGCTATTTTATGAAATGTGAAAGCAGACGAAATTATACATTTAATTAGAACTACTGATGATGAACATTGTAAAATATTACTTGAAGGGTTATTTAAATTTGGATTTGTTCATGGAATGAAAAAAGGTTATCAAAATATAGCAATGACAATGAAAAAAGAACTTCCAATTTCGGATGCTAATGAAGCTAATTTAATTTGGTCTAAAAATTTTTTATGAGTGATTTAGTAAAACCAAAAACATCTCCTGTTATTATAATTGGTAGTTGTTTTGTTTTTGGAAATCTTGCTATTTTTATTGTGGAATCCTTAAAAGGCTTACAAATTAAAGCACATTCACCTTCAGGAATAGATTCTTTTGATTTTTCTATTTTACTTGCTGGCGTTATTGGTTGCATTGCTATAAATATTGCAGCCTTCATGAATCAGTCTTATTCTAGATTAAAAGATGCTTTAGAAAAGCATGAAACAGAGGTTAATAAAAGAACAGAAACGGAGTGGATACGTCAGGAATTAGAAAAGTCTCAAAAGAAATGACAGAAAAGCAAAAAAAGATTTTAGTTTATGCTTATAATGAACTATCAGAAGTTTTTCCACACCTTGTTATTATTGTATCAGAAAAAGAAATTCCTAACTCAATTCATCATCCAGATCCAAATTTGTTTTGGTTCGGTGGCTATATTGCAGCAAAACATTTAATTCAAGATGCTGGTGAAAAAATCCTAAGAAGAAAATTAACTAAAGTAGCTCCAAAATGAAAAATAAAATAACTCTATTAGCGGCGGCTGTTTTATTAACTAATTGTGCAATTTTAAATAAAGATTCTACAGAAGTTCAAAAAGCAAATGATGTATATAAACTTTCTTATATGGCATCAAGTATAGGAATTTCTGCCGCCTTAAAACAAAAACCAGAATGGAAAGATGATTTTAATTTGGCCTATTCATCTCTAGATGTTCTTGTAAATAATAAAAAAGTTACTGGTATTTTACTTAGAGAGATAATATCTAAATTACCTATTCGTGAGCTTAAAAGTGAGAATGCTAAGATAGTAATAGATAATGCTACTATGTTATTTGATTTATCTATTGGTGATAAAATAAATATTGAGGATAATATTTATGTAATGGCAGCTTCTAAAGGTATTCGAGATGGGATGAAAATTGCATTAGGATACTAAATGATAAAAGCGATTTTTCAGTTTCTTAATAGCATATTTTTCTTTCTAAAAAGAAAAGCTAGAAAATTAGATGATCCTCTTGAACAGCATAAAAAAAGAATAGAACAAATTGATAAAGATATTAAAAGTGAAAATTCAATTCAAGCAACTCTTAATGCTACTTCTGATCTTGATGAACTTGATAGGTTGCAGAAGCTTAAAGATAATACCAATAGATCAAATGGAAATAAGAGTGAAAAAGGGTGATATTATAAAAGAAGATGGATGGTTTATGAATGATGCACGCTATCAAAGATATAGAAAATCAGTTGCAGATAAAATATTAGAAAATCAGTGAGTATTATTTTACCACCATTTCGAGAAGAAAGATTACTTTATACTAGGCAAGCTTCTAGTAAGGTAAAAAGTGCAGCTAGATATGTAACAAAACTTCCATATTATTTTACAATTCCAGTTTTTTCTATTGAAAATACCTGGCGCGGATCTTCTGAGATCATACGTAAGTATTATTATTCTTTTGAAAAATCTTTTTCTATTTTAGAATACATTGATCTTTCTTCCGATGGAAATTATATACCATGTATTTCCTGGAAAGATGAAAATAATAATGTGCTTCGATATAAATTGTGGTATAAAAATGACGGATTACTTTATATTCCTCCTTATAATGGAAAAGTAATAAATAAGAATTTTTATTTAGAAATTTGGTCAACTAATAATGCTTTAATTGAGGGAGGTGGAAAACAACTTAAAATTTCGCAGTTTAAATTTCCTATTATACTTTGTGAAACTGGTGAGATAGATTTAGCTCCAGTGTATAACACTTGTAATGATATGTCTTTTGATATAACTAACTTTGATCCTCTTTCTGGAGATTATTATACTGTGATAAATACTTGTCTTGATACACAACAAACATTTGGAGTTGATGCGATTAGTATTTCTATAGATGAATTTTCTACTATAGATAATATCATACTTAATATAGATGATCCTGATAGTATTCCAGATTTATATGAAATTTATAGAAGTATTGATGGTATAAATTATAATTTAATTTATACTCAGTTGACTTCTATAACTTTTAATGATGAATCCTTAATGCCACCTGATACTACTTGGTATTATAAAGTTAGATCAAAGAAGAATGGGGTTTATAGTCAATTTTCTAATATTCAGATTGTAACTAGAAATGTAACATTCCCTGGCGTAGGAATTGTAAACTTTAGTAATTTAGTTTTAGCTTTTTCTGATTTAGGTTCTGACGATGGAACTTTAGTTAGTAGTTTAAGTTTATCTGATCTTAAACGTGTTGTTGGGACATTGTGGTTAGATGGAAGTTTTATATTAGAGAGTATAAATTTATCTAGTCTTCATATTATAAATGGAGATTTTCATATAGAAGCTTCTCCATTGCTGACAGAATTGAATTTATTAGATCTAACTATTGTAAATGGAAACTTTTACGCTGATAATTGTGAAAATCTTACTAATATCAATTTTCCAAACTTTATTTTTTCTAATAATACTACATTAGCTTTTGATGCTTGTGATCTTTCTGTTGCATCTGTTAACCATATTCTTGCTAGAGCAATAGTAAGTGGTGTAATTAATTGTCAAATTTTCTTAGATGGTGGCACTAATGCTGCGCCAACGGGACAAGGTATTATAGATAGAGATGCTTTAATAGCTGCTGGAAATACTGTAAGTAGTAATTAAATCATGACAACACAAGATTTAGATAAAGGTATTGATTTGACAGGTCTTACTAATGTAAGTGCAAGTGAGCTTATGCAATTAGTAGACTCTGGTAGGTTAGGTTCAGATAAAGGGATGATTATAGAGACAGAAGATACAGCTTTAGATACACCTTTAGTGCCAAATCCTAATAATTCTTATACTGGAATTACTCCTTTATGGTGGAAACGATATATTTGGAAAAGAATTTTATTTGATAGTAGTGTAAAATGCTATATTTGGAATGAGAATGAGGCAGAAGATGATACTTTATTTTTTTGGACATTAATTGATAAAGCTGGAGTAGAAGCTTTAATTTTAGCAAATACAGCTATTACTAATAGTGCTGCTGCTCAAGCAACTGCGAATACAGCTTTAGCTAATGCAGCAATAGCAGATACTAAAGCAGATGATGCACAGACTGATGCTGATACAGCTAATGTTTCTGCTACTGCAACAGCAGCAGGTTTAGTTGCTACTAATAGTTCAATTGCTTCTATGTGGTCTGCTGGAGATTTAAAATATACTTGTAAAACTACTGCTTATTCAATAATAGAAAATCAAGGTTGGTTAGATTGTGATGGTTCATTAGTAAATAGACTTATTTTTTCTAGTTTGTTTGCTGCAATTGGAACTACTTGGGGTGCTGGTGATGGTGTTTTAACTTTTCAACTTCCAGATTTTAGGGGTAGATGTTTAGTTGGTAGGGGAACTGGAGCTGGATTAACAGCTAGAAATTTAGGACTTACTAATTTTGGAGAAGAGACTCATTTACTTACTGCTGATGAATCTGGATTACCTGCTCATACACACGCATATAGAAAACGTGATGAAGTTAATTCAACTGGATATTCTAGTGGAGGTAGTTTATTATACAATATTACTATAGATGGTGTAACAGTAGCAAATGCTACTGCGCCGGCAAATGCAGCACATAATAATTGTCAGCCATCTGCTGTAGGTAGAATTCTTATTAAAACATGAGCTTAGGGTATATAATTAGAAGAGTTTGTTCTGAGACTGGAATTACATCTCCAGGAGAAAATCCAGAACAGAAAGCTCGTGTTCTTGATATTATAAACCAGGCAGCTATTGAAGTCTATGAAAATAAAGATCTTCCAATAAGTTTAAAAGAGCTTTACCTACGTGCGAATAGCAATAAAGAGATTTCACTTCCTTCTTCTATTGGTGAGCTTAGGGCTATTAGACAATCAGAAGATTATAGAAGAGATTGGAAATTATTTGATATTAGACCTCGTTATCAAAATGAAGCTTGGAATAATTTATGGAGAAACTGGAGAATAAAAGGATATTCAGCGTTTCAAACTGAAATTACAAATGCGGCTCCAGGTTTAATAACATATCCTGTGGCTGATATATCATTAACAGTGACTCTAACAGGAGAAACAAGTAATTCAAATAGATGGACTGAAAATGTTATAATTAATTCTACTTCAAATTCTTGGTTAGCTTCTTTCATTGATTTTACTTCAATAAAGAAAAATAAAGTAACAGATTATAATGTTACTTTGCTTGATGCCGATTCTAATGAATTGGCAACTATTTATGCAGATCAAAAAGAATCTCGTTATATTATTGTCGATGTTAGTCTTTATCCTAATCTTAGTTCTTGTTCTGATGGCACTTATGTAATGGAAGTTCTATATAAACCTAGACTTCCTAGATTAGAAAGAGATGATGATGAATTTCCTGTAGATGGATTTGATGATGTAATTGTTCTTAAAGCTAAACAATTAATAGCTGAGGATCAACCTGGAAATGAGCAACGTGCTATTTTAGCTTATAATAAAGTTAATGAACAAATAAAACGTAAGACTGAGGACAAATTATCTACTACTCAAAAAAGAATGAAAGTAGGTAGAAGTGGTTTATTGAATCTTGTAGTTAAATATGGTAAATATAGAAAATATCAATGAAAATACAGTGTTCAAATTGTAATCTATTTTTCGAAATAGATGATGAAGATACTCAAAAAGTATTAGAACATAATACTAACTGGAATGCTAGGCTTAAATTTTCATTTAGAAAGCAAAAATATATAGTAGCTAATATTCAATGTCATAGTAGAATATTAAATAAGAATGTATCATTAACTCATATTCTTATTGAATGTCCAATTGGAATGGAGAGAGATCATATAGATAGAAATCCTTTGAATAATAAAAAATCTAACTTAAGAATCGTAACGCGAGGCCAAAATCAGATGAATAGACTTGGTTGTAGAGGTTCTAATAAATATAAGAATGTTTTTAGAAATACAAAAAATCATTGTTTTGATATTTCAGTTAGGTTTAATGGAAAACGCTATAGGGAGTATGGATTTCCTGATGAAGAAATGGCTGCTGAAGCTGCTAATGAGCTACTTAAAAAATTACATGGTGAGTATGCTGTTTTAAATAATATAATATTATCTAAAGGATAAATGATTACTGGATTACAAAATGATTTCTCTGGCGGTATGGATTTATTTAATAATGATACTAAATTAAATGAAAATTCTTATGGATTAGCTTTTAATGTGGTAAATAGAGATTCATCATTGATCCCATTGAATAAAAATTTAGAAGATATCAAAGCTCCTGCTGGTTTTAAGCAAGGAATATATGCTTTTGATAAATATTTAGTTCTTTTTAATGCTGGTTTATGTTATTATCGTAATGTTGATGCTACAGAATGGACACAAATTGAGGATATTTTTGTAAATCCATTAGTAGATTATATATTTACTCAAGCTGTTCCTGCTTCAACTTTTAATTATAAAAAAGTTTTAGAGATTCCTAATAAAATTGACGGAAGTTCAGTAAATACTAATGTTACAGTTCAGCCATTTAAAATAAATACTCTTAATGCAGGACTTGTAGTTCAGGATGGAGTTTCTATAGGATGGTTTATTTCTCCAGATGCGGTAGCTACTAGATTAAATAGATATTCTCAATGGACATTAGAAAATCGTTCTTATTGTCCTATAATGAGAAATATGTGTTTTATTAATGGGATTCTTTTTGGGATTTCTCCTGATAAAAAAAGAATCTATAGAAGTGTTTCTGGCCGCCCAATAGATTTCGTTGTTAATGTAGATATTAATGGAAATAAAGGAGGAGATGCAGAAACTACTGCTTATGCTACTGGATATGATGATATTACGTGTATTAAATCTCTTAATTCTGGTGAGCTTTTAATAGCAACTGAAAGAAATTGCTTTCCTGTAGAATTTAATTATGAAAAAACTATTTTTGCAGAGCCTACATTTTTAAATAGAAAACCTATATTTGCTGGTGTAACTAATCAAGAATCTTTTATTGATATCCTCGGGGATTATGCTTTTATTGATTTTGATGGTCTTCGTTCTTTTAATGCAGTTCAATTTATTATGAATGAAGGAAGAAATTCAATTTTCTCTCTTTTAATTTCTAAAGTATTTAATAAAATAAAACAATCTTTTCTTACAGCAGCTACAGTTTTTGATAATTATGCTATTTTTTCGGTTAATACTATTTATGGAAATGTTCTTGCTATTTATGATACTTTAAGACAAAAATGGAATTCTTTTATTACACTAGAAGCTCCAATAAAGCAATTTGCAATAGCTGATCAATCAGAAAATCCAACTCTTTATGGTATAACTTCTTCTAAAGTTATAAAATTATTCCAATCAGTCTCTTATATGGAAGCGCGAGTTCGATTTAAAGCATTAAATTCCGGTAAATCAATCCCAGAAATTAAACTTAAAAATGTTCGCGCAGTATTTGATGAAAGTAATTCTACCTCTCAGGTAATAGCTACAGAAATAGTAAATAATAGAGTAAGAAAATCAGTGAGTGCTACTCTTGCTAAGACTCCACCAGGAATTACTTTTCCAGTAATGTATCCTATTGCCTATTTCTCTTCTGGTGTAACAGATAATATTCATTTTAATTTTGAACGTTTATCTAAAATAGGATGGAAAGTTGCGATTGAGTTAAGATGGCAAAATTCTGCCAAATTACTTTTATTAGAAACAAATGCTGATGAAATAACTAATGAAACTAGTTTAGGTCAGCAAGCAACTTTGTATACTCAAGGTTAATTTATGATTCCAGGAGCTTCTTTATCTTTTACTTCATTTTCTGATGAGTTTGTAGCTTGGGCAACAAGAAATGATCTTCAAGAATTCTTTGAGAATATAAGAATTCCTGTTGGAACAACTGATGATTATGGTTCATTTAAACAGGTAGAAGCTACAGAATTTGAAGTTGTAGAATTAGTAAATTCTGATACTTTTAATATAATTGTAGATTCTGTATCCCTAGGGGAAGTTCCTACTAAAAATTCTTTTCTAGAATTAAAGAATGCTTTTATAGCATTACAAGCATCATATAACGAGTTATTAATCAAATTAAGAACCGCTAAAATTCTTGATATATGATTTCCATTACGCAAGCAGTAGAATTTATAAGAAAGCATGAAATCCTGAAAGATTGGACAGATGACCAAATCAAATGGGCTATAATTAAGGCTATAAATGAAAAAACTCTAGTGTATACAACTAATAAAGATGGGGGGTTGAATGGAATTTGTTTTGGTGAAGATCATAAAGAAGAAAAAAGACTCCACGTAAAATGTCTTGTAGGTTACAAAAGAATAAAAGATTTCATAAAATACTATAAACAAAAATACCCAGGTTATTTTATATCAGCATATAGATATAATAAACTTGTGAATTATAACTTTTAAAAACTAACATGGGCGATCCAGCAGCCAAATCAGGAACAGGACTAAGTTCTGATGTAATAAATACTGTGATGCAGAATTTACCACAGTATATGAACTTAGTCAATTCACAATTAAAACCTCAAGCCGAATCTGAACTAGCAGCGTCACAAGCTACATCTCCAGGTTATCAAGAATTACTTACAAAATTATACGAACAGTATGCTCCTAGATTAGCAGAAGCAGGATCTAAAGCTGAAGCTGTATCTAGAAAAGGAACTGCTGCTACAGATGTAGAACTTTTACAAGGTGCTGGTGGACAAGCAGCTAGAGAATCTCAAGTTTTAGATAAGACTTTAAATCCAGAATATTATAAAACGAGAGCGGCTGAAGCTAGTAAACTTGGAGATTTACTTGGTAGTATTAATTTGAATAATGCTAATCCAGAAGCAGAGAGACTTATTTCACAGGAAAATGCTAGAAGTGGAAATGCTTCTGTTCCTTCTGCAACTGGAACAGTATCCAATGCTCTTTCATTTGGAAATGAATTACAAAAAAGAAGAGATGCACTTGGTAGTGCTATAAATATTGCATCTAATTTTCTTCAACCTTCAAGTGGATCTTTTAATAGTACTAATATAGCTTTGGGTAAAGGTCCAACAGGAACAGGATTATCTGAATTTGGTGGTATAAATAGAACACAAAATCAAGCTATTGGCGTTGGAAATTCTTTAACAGGGACAACTGCTGGACTTGTAGGACAACAACAAGATATAAATGCACAAAGAAGAGACTTACTCGATAGATTAAATGAAACAACTACTGGAATAGGTTCCCTTGTTTCTGTATGAGAAATAAATTTGTAGATTTTTTAACAAAATATTTACAGAGTAATCCAGATGCTCTTCTTTGGATTATGTCTTATATTGTTTATTGTCATATGTTAGATGATTGGATTGATGGAGAAAAAACAGATTTTGAGTTTTTTATTAAAGGTCATGATTATGCAGAGGCTATCTATGCTAATCATTTTTATATTCAAAATTATACTATTTTACATTCTTTAGTTAAAATGGCTTTTAATTCTTATTTGGATTCTATTCATTTTGAAAGATCAGAAATAAAATGGAAAAAACAATTTGCAGATGTTCTTAGACAAAATGCAAATGAAGTTATTTTAGCTTGTATAGAGATTGTTAATGGCCAATCTGTAAGAAGACATGCTAGTTTAGAGCTTAGAGAAATATCTTATGAAAGTCATCATAATGAACTTGGTCAACCAATATAAAATTTATGGCCGCTAAACGATCTAGAGCAAGAAATTTTGGTGGTGGAAAAGGTGGATTAGATTTAGGTTCTCTTTTAGGTGGTAATCAAGTAGAACAGGTTCCAGAAGTTCCACCTGAATCTTCTGTTACAGAAACTCCTTATGATTGGTCAAATAAAAGTATACCAACAGAAAATAGGATACAAACTAAATTAGAGCCTAAAGATATTGGAACACAAGGAAAATTTAGACCTACAAATCCATTTTTAGATGCTATTACTGGAGGAAAAGGGACTAATCTTGCTAATCAAGCAAATATAGAAAATATTCTTGCAGAAGAGGCTGCTAAGAGAGGTATTAGAACAAAACAAGCTGAGATACCTATTGATGTAGCTAAAAGACAGGCTCTTGATCCTTTAGATTTAGCTAAAGAAACTCAACAACATATAATAGCTCTTCTTACCTCTCAAGGTATACAACCAACACCAGAAAATATAAAAAGTCATCTTGATCTTACTTCTAATATTGCTTTATCAAAAACTGCACAACAGGGGTATGAAGGAATAGCTAAATCTAGATTAGGAACTGCTGAAGCAGAAAGAGGAATAGAATCAGAAGCAAAAACTAGACCTATAGATGTAGATACTGCAATACAACAATCAAAATTAGGAAATATAACTGCAAAAGGTAATTTAGAGGCTCAGCCAGAACTTCAGAAACAGAGAATGAAAGTAATTCCGGGTATGGCTGAAGCTGAGTATTATAAAAATTTAAAAGAAAGATTGTTTCCTCTTAGACCTGAAGAATCTGTTGCGGATATTGGAACTGGTAAAATTGCTTTTAAAGCTCCTTTAACAACTGGAGAACAATTATTAAAGAATACATTACCAGAACAATCAACTGGTATTAAAGCGAAGCTGGGTGGACCTTTTACTGGTGGTAATTTTACACAACCACAACAACCAGAAGGTTCAATTTCTTCTGATCCAACTAATCCTAATTATGATATTATAATTGTTGGTGGTCAAAAAATAAGAGTTCCAAAACAAAAGAAATAATGCCAGTATTTGAATATAAATTAAGAGAAGAATTAAAAAAAAGAGGTATTGATCCTGATAGTGCAGAACTTGTTGATGATGCAGAAGAACAATCTGCAAATATTAGTTCTCCAACTATTAAACCAAAATCTTCTACTTTTGGTGCTACTGCTAGATCATTTGCTACTGGAGTTTTACCAACAACTGCTGGATTAGTAGGAGGTAGTTTAGCGGCTGCTCCTTTTACTGGTGGAGCTTCAATTCCAGTTGGTTTAATTGCAGGTATAGCTACTTCTATTCTTGCTGGTAAAGGACAACAAAAAGCTATAGAAGCTATATCTCCAGAATTTGCACAGCAATTACAAACAGATGTAGAACAACATCCAATTGCTACAACTATAGGTTCTTTAGCTTCTGCTTTGCCAACACTTAGACCAGGTATTAAATCTTTACCTAGTGCTGGTAGAGCTATTAGAGATATTATAACTCCAGGTATTAGACCACATGCTACTGATATAGGTAATTTACTTAATGTAGGTTTAGGTTCTACAATTCAACCATCTATTAGATTAGCTACTGATCCTGAACTTAGAAAGAAAGCTCTTGCTGGTGATCCAGAATCTTTAGCTATATTAGGAATGGAAACTGTTGGTGGTGGTTTATTAAATGATCCTAGAAAATGGACAAAATCTATAGGATTACATCCAAATGTTTATAGAGAAGATATTTTCAAAGGAGCTAGAGAAGCACAAAAACCTGATTTTATAGATGTAGAATCAGAAAAAATTCCAGAAGAAATTAAACTAAAGTCTCCATTAGAAACTGAACCTGTTATTCCTGGATATGAAAAAGCAGAAGTAGTTCCTACTACAGAGAGTGGTGCAATTGGTGAATTAAAACAACGAGAAATAAAAGCTAAGAATGAGGCTATACAATTAAAAAAGGTTGCCGCAGCCGAAAGTAAATCTCAGAATGAAGCTAAAAGATTAGCAAAAATATATCAAACTGGAGATAAGAATGTTGCAGAATATTTTGGAATAGATTATTTAAAAGATTTTCAACCTTTATCTAATGAAGCAAAAGGTAGATTAAGAGAAGGATATAAATATGAATTACAACAGGCTAAATTAGAAAAAGAAGCTACTGCAGAACCTGTTGTAAGCAAGAAAGAAGAACTGAAACCAGAGGAAACTAAAATTCCATTTGCTGAGGAAAAATTGATAGAACAACAAAAAGAAGATGATAGACTTAAATATTTAATTGAGGCTACTGGAGAAAAACAAGTAGAAGGTCCAAGTAAGTTAAAAGAGAGAGAAGGAATATATAGTGAGGAAGAACAATCTAAACTTTCTGAGTTAGCACAGAAAAGAACAGAACCTTTAGTAAAAGGTGCAGAAAAAGAAGGTTTAATTCTAAAACCTACTAATGCTCTATTTGGAATGTTCCAAAAATTAGGTGTTCTTAGGAACATGAAGTTAATTAAAGATAGAGTTTTCAAGTCTGATGGAACTGAAGTGAAAGGACAAGCAATCCTAAGAAATGGTTTAGAAGAAGCTATTGCTAAAGTAAATCCTGAGACTGGAACAATAGAAACTGCGCCACATGAATTAGGTCATATATTTAGAGATGATCTATTAAAGCATGGAAATGATTCTGAGAAAAAGATAGTTACTAAAGGTGATAGAATTATAGAAGCTTCGCCTGAATATCAGGAATGGAAATCTGCAAGAAAAGCTGAAAATAAGGAATCTTCTATAGAAGAATATTATAATACTCATGTAGGAGAAGATTCTATTAGACGTGTATTAAAAACTGATGGAGATGGAAAATTTAAATCATTTTTAAAGGACTTCTGGTCTGCTGTTAAGGTTAAATATGGAAATCCAGAATCTAAAGATTTTGTTAGACTTATGAGTAATAAGCTAATAAATGATGCTCCTTTTAAAGAAACATTTGGAAAAGATGTTCAATCTAAAGTTCCTTTAAGTTCTATAGAAGAAACTAGAACTCCAGAAGCTAGGTTATCTGAAGAAGAAACTCAACCTAGTAAAGAACAGTTAATATTTGATAGAATACCAGATAAGACTGGAATTCCTGGAATTACACAGGAAGGCTTACAAGAACCTATAATGGATTTTAAAAATAGTAGTTTAGATGAACAGTCCTATTGGAAATTCTTAACTAAAGTTAAAGGATATACAAAAGCTGAAGCAAATGAACAATTAAATAAATTTAGAACTCTTCAAAATGAAAGACCTGGTAACTTTATTCCAAAATATTCCGAAGAAGAATATAATAAGTTACCTACTGCTCCTGTTAAATATTCTGGTAAATTTGAGGGTGATGAAATGTTACCAAGCTTTCATAACTATAATCTAACAGAAGATATTTCAGGTCATCCTAAAGATTCTACACTTGCTCAGGCTACTTTAGCAAATAAAGGTTATAGAATACCCAATGAATTGGAACAACATAGTTATAAAGAGATGGTAGAAAATAGTGATAAATTAAATAAGTTGAAAGAGAATTTAGGAAAATTTTCTGAAGAAGAAGGTAGTAAATTACCTAAAAAAGAATATAAAACTCCAGTCGAACAGTTAGAAGAAAGTAAACATCCTATAGATAAAGAAATATTAGATCAGTTACATATTGTTAAAAATATAAATACAGAAGGAAGAAAAGTTGTAATAACTAGAGATAGTTTTGATAAAAATAGTTCAGAATATCAATCAGCAAAATTTAAAGTTGAGAAATTAAAACAAGATTATAAAAAAGCGATTGAAAAGTTAAAACAACTCTGGGGTCCAGAAGATGTAACTAAACAAAGTGAAGAAGAAGGTTCTAAATTACCTAAATATTCAGAGAAAGAAATACCTAAATTAAGAATGCTTCCCCAAACAAAAGAAGCTGTAGAATCTTCGTCTAATCCAAAACAAGAAGAGACTAAATTAAAGAATTTCTCTACACCCTGGGGACTTAAATTTCTAACTCCTAGAATTGATAAAATAGCAGAACAATTTAAAAATAATACTGGAAACTATGTATCTAATCAATTACATAAATGGTGGGGATGGACAGATCAATTAGCCGGACAAATTGGAAATAAACAAATAGCAAATTTTAAGGATGCTAATTTTACAGAAGCAGAACATAGCTCTCTTGTAAAATATCTTTACGACATGGATAGTAAAGGAAATTCTGATGTAAAGTTAAATACTAAACAAGAAGATTTTGTTTCTAAATATTTAGAGAATATTCGAGAACCTAAACTTTTACAGAGAGAATTAGGTCTTAAGGTTGCTGGCCGTTTAGCAGGTATAAAAGAAGATGGTTACTTTCCTAATATGCTGGATAATGATGTAGCCTATAACTGGAGTGAGAAAAGTGATTCAGAACAATCTAAAACTTATGATAAATTATATACTGATTTTCTAGAGAAAAATGGTCTTTCTAAAGAAGATGCTTTAGCACAATTAAAAGATTATAAAGATGCTATAGGACATCATGTATCTCCTGATGTAGAATTTGGTGCTATTAGAAAAGCAGAAGGGCTAGGACTTCCTTTTGAATTAATTGAGAAGAATCTTCCTCATTTAATGTCACGTTATGCTAGTAGAGCAGCTAGAGATTTAGGATATTTTAAATTTTTACAAAATGATCCTAAAATGAGGAAAGCTTTTAATCTACAAGATCAATTTGGAAATAGAGATAAAACTGATTTAGCTCCAGATATAGAACATATTGGTGGTGCTAAAGTTTCTAAAGATGCTTTAGCTTCTGTTTTGGGCGCGGATAGATCAACTAGAAATCCTAAGATATTAGCTATATCTCGTATTGTAAATAATGTTTTAATGGGTGTTGGGACACCTATTAGGAATCTAGTTAATATTCCAGGTTTTATTTCTACTTATGTTCGCCCAGGTCAGATTCCACTTATATTTAAAGCTTTTGGTAATATGAATGATAGTGCAGCTAGAGCTTTTGAAAATAATTCTATTAGAGCTTCATTTGCTGATTATGATACAGCCGGAGATTTTGTATCTAGTCCTGATCCTTTTATAAGAAGACTTTCTGAGGGTTCTTATATATTGAGGAAATACCAAGGAAGAAATCTTTCTGATAAATTAGAAGGTTGGTATATACATACATTAGGAGAATTACTTGCAAAAGATAATTTAGCAGCAGCAAAGAATGGAGATAAAGAAGCTGTAAGACTAAGTAGAAGATTTGGAGATACACTAGAAGGTGGAGTAGATAAACTATTTGAAAAGAATGCTATTGTAAAGGATGAACATATACAAGCAATAGCAAAAAGATTTACTGATGCTGTAAGAGGAACATATGGTCCTGAAGGAGTTCCTACTTGGACATCAGAGGGTGGATTAAGTTTTTTTACTCAGCTTTCTAGATTTAATATAGAGAAAGCAAATACAATTTGGAAAGATGCAATTTTACCAATTAAAGAGGGCTCTTATGGTCCATTACTTAGGACTGCTCTTGGTGGTATTTTAACTGGTGCAGCAATAGAACAAATAAATGAATTACTTTCTGGTAAAAGAAGTGTTGATCCTACAATAACTGAAGTAGAAAAATTTGGAAGTCCAGTAGATGTAGGAGCTAAAGTAATTGGTCTGTGGCAATTAGCTTCTATTGCTGGAATAATTTCTGACTTTTCTAAAGTTGGCTCTAATCTAGCTCAAGGAAAAGGGATTAAATATAATAATCCACTTAGCTTTCCACTTTATTCTTTTGCTACAGATGTTCTTGCTAAGAATACAAGTGATTTAGTAAATTCTATCCAAGACGGTGATGATCCTATAGAAAGTCTAGCTTCTTATATTCAAGCTCTTGCGCAACAAAGTTCTCAGACTTATAGATATGTTGATGCAAATTTTGTTAATCCAGAATTAGCTAAAAGAAAAGAAGCTTTTCGCGATCTTAGAATATTTAAAGAACTAGATTCTGGAGATATTCCACAGGGAACTGGAGAATTACCTAATGTAATTGGAGGAAAAAAATTAAAAGAGTTTAAACAAAGTTCTGATCTAGAAATTGTAGCAAAACTATTACCAGAATTAATTGATAAAGCATTAGAAAAATCTAAAGATAATTCTGGTAATGTTGATCCTTTTGTTCTTAAAAAAGAACTACAGAAAATAAAGGAGAATAACTACCAAACTATGCCATCTCCTACAGATATGCCTATTAAATTTGTGAAGTTTATTTCTTTTCTTGAAAAATCACAAGGAAAAGAGGCTGCCGCAAGTAGATTACAAGATTATCTTTTACAAAACTTAGTAAATAAAGAGAAATCTAAATTAGTTCCATCACTCTAAAGTAGCAGCTTTAATTCCATTAATAAGGCAGCTTCTACATATATCAATATTTGTTGTATCAAAACGACAATTTAATTTTATTTCTACAATTCCAATAGATAGTATTTCTCCATTTTTTCTATGTAAATTAATTTGTCCTGTAATTTCTTCTAATACTTCTTTATATTCATTTCCGCAAATATCACATATTATTTTTCTCATAATTTTCCTATCATAATAGAACTTGCATTATAGAATCCTTCTGGTCTCTCTTCTTTTGGAACTTTACAATAACAGATAGATAATACTTTACTTAAGTTTATTGTCAATCTTTCTGAATTATATCTAGAACTTCTTTGTGTTTTTCCAGAATTATATTTATAGAATATATCCTGCTGTGCTCTAGATAAATTTAAAAGTAAATTTTCATTTAAAATTGCTCCAAAAGCTGGAAGACTTAAACTTATTTTATCTTCTATTGGTAAGTTTAATTTCTCTGCTACAGTTAAAAAATGAATGAAAGCAGCACACCAAGATTCATTTTTATTTAAAGTATCTTTCCATTCCATTCCATCTTTAATTTGATATATTCCTATTGCAAATCTTTCAAGAATATTTGCTGGATATTTTCCATTAATATCATAGAATCTAACCCACTCTTGTAATTCTAGAATATTATCAGATCTAATTGGTGCTAATATTTGTATACTCATAATCATATTTTATTAGGATTTAAAAATAATTCATAAGCTTCTAATGTCCAAGGAAATATTTCTTTAACTATTTCTTTCATAGCTTTAGCAAATTGTTGATGTTCCCATTGAGCATGTAAATCATCTCTTAGAATAAAATACTTTAAAAGATTATTCAAGTCCCATGTAGAATATATTTCTGTATAAATACCAACAGGTAATATTATTCTAGCCATTTCTTTTGCTATTCCTTCCTTAATTAAACATTTATAAAATTCATATATTTTTATATATATTCTATTTAAACATATTTCAGCATAATCTCTAAACTCTTCAAAAGTTATTTCAGGTCTAAATTCTTTTTCTTCAATACTTCCTTGTTTATTTTTAGTATCTTGTCTTCTCCATTTTTCTGGTATATAAAATTCATCAGGTAGTTCTGTATACCTAGCTGATATTTCATTTATGTTTTGCATTCTATGGCGCACAAATTGTCTCATTACAAAAATTGGCATCTTTATGTTAAATGTAATTTTACACATTTCAAGGGGAGATGTATGTTTATTTTTAATAAGATAATGTAATAATTTTTTATCAGCTTCTTCACCTTTAGAGGGACTTTTATATGATATGCGCGCGGCTTCTACTATTCTTTCATCGGAACCCATATGATCTATGTAGCGAACATAACCTTTATCTAATACTTTTATTTCGTAACCTTTATTCATATAATATGGAATTTACTATTTTCTAACTTTAGTTTTCTTATCATCAACAAATATTCAAGGGTTTCATCTAAGCTCTGCTTACCATTTGGTAAGCTTCCCCAAAAAATAACAAGTAATTCTTTTTTGGTTTGTGGTCCAGTTTTTTGAATAAAACTAATTATTTCATCAGTTAGATCAGAGAGAGGATTTTTTACATCACTTGATAGTGCCATGTGCATCCTTCTTTCAGTATGGTCTAATAGAGCTATTGCTTTTTTGCATTCCTCTATATTTACTTTCATATCTAGATTATCTAAGAAATGTATTGCCATTGCTAGTTTTTGTATAGTTACTGGTTTTCTTGCATAATAGTAGTTTAGTTTTGGACTTGTATTGGGTCTTTTATACTTTTCTACTTTATTCCATAATTCAAGATATTCTGCAGCTTCTGGTTCAAATACAACTTCTCCATAAAGAAGCGAGAGTTTTTTTATATGCTCTAAAATTATACTATATTCCTCCATTTGTTCTTTAGAAAACTCTGGCGGCTTCAATCTATCAAATCTATTAGATAATTCAAAGACAAATATACATCTACTTGCAAAACCTTCATTTAATAATTCATCAGAAAATACTCTTTTTAGAAATTTTGGAGTAGTTCCTCCTATTAAAGAAAGGCAACAATTTTTTATAAAATCTCTTCCTCTAGATATAGTATCATATCTATAATCACCACAATCATAAGCTACAAGAAGAAAGCGAACAAGATCTTCTGTATGTTTTCTAAAAAGAGAACTTATTTCTTCTAGACAAAAAGCAAGACTAGAATGTATATAAGCTTTTTTAGTTTCATTTTCTTTATAAAAATAGGCTCTTACAGAACGTGATATTTCTCTAACAAGTGCTTCATAAGTAGAAGCATCAGCGCCAACTTGAAATAAAAGTGGTTTTTCCATCCCATGTTTAGGCTGTTCATTAAAATTTATTGTTTTAGTTTCTCCTATTTGATCTTTTTCTTTTTCTAGTTTAAAATATCTTAAAAGTTTATTAACTTCTGTAATTACAAGCCCTTTTCCAACACCTGGATCAGCAGTAAAAATTATATAAGGATTGGGAAATAATGGTTTACCATCAATTTGTCCACGCCAAATTCTTCTCTGAAGAGCTGCTGCTATAGTATAATACAAACCCCAATCTATATAACTATCTGGTGAAATGATAGTCTCGCAATAATATCTCCATCTATCCATGTTTGATGTAAACATTGATTAGATAATATTAAACTATTCTATTTCTTTAAGACCATTTGGATTATTTATTTCGTGATAATCACTCCAGTTATAACCTAATTTTAAAGAACTTTTCATTCTAAATTTAGTTCCATCGGTAGGTGATATATATTCTCTTTCTAGACCGTTTTTTAATAATAAACTACAATACTCTATATCTTTATCATTATCAGGACATTCAGCTAAAATACTATCATGTCCATTATTCAGAATATGGTAATCTAGTTTTTCTTTTTCTATAATTTCTTGTATTTCTGTTATTGCTATATTAGTTGCTGTCCCAACACTTGATTGTGGAATGAAAGCATATGCTTCCCTAATCATATTATCATCTATGAATCCAGTAAATTTAAAAGGAAATCCAAAAAGATTTCTTAGTTCTTTATACTTTCTAATATGCTCATATATTTTAGAATGCCATAAATGTATTTCTGGAAAGAGCTTATGAAACATCATAAGATATTGTTCGCCTTCTTTTTTAGAGAGTGCAATTAAACCTCCAGATTCCTCTAGTAAGGATAGGCAGAACTTAAATGCTTGCATACCATAGGAACTTGCGTGAACAATTTTCTTACCAATAAAATAATATCTTTCTTTTGAAGGCCAGTGATCAGAACTTCTAATAAGATTATCTAATTCTTTCCAAAAAGGTAGACTTCTTAAATATTTTATTTCTGTATTAATAGCTAAATCTATTTTTTCAGCATCAAAGTGTTTTTTAAATTGTTCAGCAAAAACATAAAGTGCTATAAAAGTATGAGGTTTTATGTTATTTTTAAAAAGTGATCTATAATTTCCATCTCTGCATAAATAAGCTACTATTAAAGCTTCAGCACCAGACTGATCTTTTGATACTAATTTATACCCTTTATCAGCTTCCCAAATTATTCTCATACCTCCTTCTATATTTTGCCTATTGCCACCGAAATTGATCCATTTTGTATCATGTAAAGAGGAAAGTATCTTTCTACTTCCTAATCTAAATGTATTAGTCGCACTTACAATCCAATGACTTGTATCCCTAGGTTTATCTAGTTTATTGTGCATTTTTTATTCTTGTATCGCTAATAGAAAATTCCTTAGCTTTTATTATAGAAAATACACATCTACCCTCTATGCTTATTTTAATACCACCTTCTGTAATTATGATATTAACTTTATCTGGTTCTATATATTCAATACCTATTAATTGTTTCATTTTTCAAATTCTATTTCTTTTAATATTTTATGTGCTTCATTTATTTTATCTAGAAGTTCTTTGTTTTTACCTGTAAAATATTTTAGATTTGATAAAGCTTGTGTTATAGATTCTACGCCTAATTTACACTCATAAAAAAGATATAAAGACTCAAATTGTTTTTTTACTATTTTCATTTATAAGATTCCATACTTTATTAAAAATTCTTCGATCTATTAATAATTTTGTAAAATAGTATTTAACACAATCATCACATAGATAAATTATTTTTTCTTCTTTTATAGTTTTATCTATAAATTTAAATAAATTACTAAGTTCACTTTTACATCTATTACATTTTATTGGTTTTAAGTATTCGCTCATTGTATGTATCTTCTGCTAATCTAATGGAATTAACCATTCCCCAGAGAATATATTCTTCTGTTATTGGATTCCATAATTTATCTTTACCTTGGTCTTCTACCATAAAAGTGCTTTTACAGCAAGCAGTATGTATACGAACTTGTATATACTTTTTCTCATTTTTAAAAGTAATATTTTCAACTATTATCATTTTATTTGTAAAGTGTCGTATGGTCTTCTGTCAAAAGCTTTTACATGAGTTTCTTCTATATGTTTTTTTATTACTATATGATCCCCACATTCATAGGTTCCATATTCTTTTATACTATTAAGAAGTTCCTCACGTTTTGGTTTAAGCTCAGAATCTATAATTTCTTTCTGGCGCTCTAAATTATAAATATCTGCTGCTAGTTTTATTTGTTTATCAGTCATACTTGTTGTTCTATTGATGTTATGTAACTTATATCTATAAATTTAATTAGTTGTAATTCTTGATTTAAGATTATAACTCTATTTATAGGCGGAATAAAATAAATAAAATCTGGATGAAAAATTTGAGTTGATTTTCCGTCTACTGTATTTATTTTAAATGGTTTAAATGGGGCAAGATTTTTAAATGTTTCTAATTCTGTAATTGTCATAATTTATTGTATCCATGTTTTCCAATTAAGCGTTCCTGTCTCTTTTTGTTTTTCTCTATATTTAATAAGGAAGTCTATTACTGGATTCTCATGTCTAAGTTTTAATTTCAATAGCGCATCTGCACTTAAACTACTTGCTCCTGTTTTTGTTCTTTTAACAATTGGATAACCAAGAAGATCATGAAAATATTTAGTGCATTTTTTATTGCTTATTAACATTTCTACCTTTGGTCCTGTTAAAATACTTATAATCCTCATATATTGCATCATAAGTCTATCAGACTCATTTATCCATTGCTGGCGCTTTTCTTCATTAAATTTCATTCCAAGTAAGGACATTATAAGATATGGTCTAATAGACTTCATAGCTTGATCTATACTAGATAGAAGACCAGGATCATTACTTGCGTATTTAAGCTGGGCTTCTTTGACTAGTCTCATTGTGTAAACATCTTTACTACAATATTTCCATAGTTGCTCTGCTTGACTTAAATTATTATAACCATGAGCAGCTTCTGATTTATGATATGGAAGATATAACCAATAACTTATACAATGTCCTAGCGATTTTTCAACAGTAGGGAAGATACGGTGATTAGAAATAAGAGTATCAAAGCAATTTTTGCCAATAGATATTTTATATTTATAGGCAAAAATAAAGAAATCGAACACAGCACCGTTATGAGCAATAACAGTGTTACCATAGAAGGCCATATATAAAGCTCTAAAAATTTGAGGAATTTCTTCATAAGCTGGTTTATATTCTATATCTAGAACTGGAACAACGTATATATTATTTGAATTCCCAAAGTTAAAAGCAAAACATCTAATGTCTAGACTTTCAATATCTGTTTCTATGTCGATATATAAATCTTGCCCTTTTTCTTTTTCCAAGGTTTCAATAATTGTTTTACTTGGAGGGTAAATGTGATACTCTGGACTGAAAGAAGGTAATGGAATATTCCCGTTATTTTCGAGGATACGCAATACTTTTTTTGTGTCTGCTTTAAGCCAGAAACGATAATTTTCACGGGAAGTTTTATTTCTTGATTTTTCTCCAATATAGGAATCTCGTTCTTCTTCATATTCATCTTCAATTTCTTCTTTATTAAATTTTGCTTCAAAATTTTGTGGATCGATTGCATCTTGATAGGAAAAACTTGAAATACATGGTATTCCATTTATAATATATGGACTTCCGCGCGCCTCATCTAATGTTTCAACTCTACCTGTATATATATGAAAAGCTCTTTGTCCTAATAAAAAAACAATTTTAGTCTTAGGTAAAAGTTTTCTTTTATCATCAATTAATCTTACATCGCAACAATAAATGTTTGTTTCTGGCATCAAACATTCAGTATTAAAAAAGTATGCGCCGGAGCCTTGTAAAAGTTGTCTTTTCTCAAATCTATTCGAGCCTGATAGAATAATAGTTAGCCCGTTATAATCAAATTTTGGTGGTTGACTTAACACGTTGATGTTGTAGAAAGCTTTTAATTACTGAATATGAACTATTGGGAACTGGAATACTAACATTATTTAATTTAACATCATGAATATCAATATCATCGTGTGACATAGGATCATTTTTATCTGCTTCTATATATTCAAAATCTATAGTTAGAGTATTCATACTATATCATTTCCTAGTTCCATTTGAAGTGCATCTTGACTATTCCATATGTAATTGTATAGTTTCACTTTATCTTGTTCAAAAGATTTCATACTATTATACAATTTTTCTGGAGGATTATAATTATAACCTTCTTTCTCTAAAATATCTTTAAGCCATCTAAAATAACTTGCTGGAATATCTTGTAATAGTTGATTTTTATATTTTCCAAATACCATTAAAGATGTATCTTCAAAGCATGGATTTCTTTTGTCTTGTTTTGTCATATTTATCCTTGAGAACCTTCTAATGCTTCATTGTGTATTTGTTCTTCTTTTATTGCATCTTCTTTTTCTAAAACAATTATTGCTTTACGAAATATTTTAAATGCGTGAGCAAATTGAGGTAAATTAATATTTTTATAGTGTAATTCCGTTATTTCACAGGCACGTATAATTATCTCAGATTTCATAAAATTAAGAAAGTGGCCAGTAACTTTAAAGTGCTTGTCGTACTTATAAAGAAGGAAGAATTGCCACCATTATAGTTGTTGTAAAGTTTATAATGCACAAGTTACAACTTGAATGTGGATTACTTATATGTTTCATCATGGCT